CGGATACCACATTTAAGGTTTTGTACTCTTGGAAGGAATTGAACCTTCTTTTCATTCTTATCAGGAATGTGTGCTAACCATTCTACTACAAGAGCAATTTTACCCCACTTCACCGGGTTAATGGACCGGCTGCCATATGGGAGTGGGGGTTTCCCGTTATTTCGGGACTCCGCTCTTCCGGGTGGACTCGAACCACCATAAATTGATTAACAGTCAACCGTAATAACCTTTATACGACAGAAGAATTTTTGTGGGTCCTGTAGGAATCGAACCTACTCCTCTAGTTCTTCAGACTAGCGTACGCACCAGCTATACAAAAGACCCAATAATGATAATGTTGGAGTACCCATCTCGCTCCAATCTTAACTGCTTAATCGTAGTTTTACGAGGCCTCGGCAGGGGGTGCAGAATTCTTGATTCTATCTTGGATTGTCGACATCCGATAGATAGAGAAAACCATTATCATAGTGGGGCCGGGTGGACTCGAACCACTCCCAAAAGGACGAGATTTACAGTCTCGCTGCCGTATCCGAACGACTTTCCGTCCCCAATTTGTACCTCGTAGTGGAATCGAACCACTTCCCTTTGCATGTAAAACAAATACGCTTCCGTTACGCCAACAAGGTAATTTGTACCGAGTAATGGTGTTGAGCCATTCTAAAGTCAGATATGAGCCGTCTTTGGTCCCGGACCACTCGGTGATTGAGGTGATAGTAGGATTCGAACCCACGTAACAGATTTTGCAGACCTGTGCCTAAGCCACTCGGCCATATCACCATTTTTGTTACCCCTGAGAGAATCGAACTCCCCCCGCATGGACCAAAACCATGTGTACTAACCGATATACGAAGGGGCAAAATTGAGGAAGACATGGGAATCGAACCCACAACGGTGTTACCCGCTACTTGTTTTCAAGACAAGCTCCTCGTCCATTCGGCCGCCTTCCATTTTGTTTACCAATATTTCAAATAACTTATCCTTTATTTTGACGGGACAAAGGTAATCCTTTTTTCTTTAATTTTAATTTTTTAACAAAAAAAAAATCCTGAACTTTTTGAGTTCAGGATTCTTATTATATTTTATGAGTATTTTGGTTACCCCCAAATTACGTCATTTAATAAATCATCTGAACTTGTATGCGAAATACGCGGATACGAACAATTACTAAATTGTTGGTTCCAAATCGAGACGTTCATATGTTTATTAGTGTTTTTCATTTTTCTTTTTTTTTGTGGTATTTCTACCTGTGTTCTTAATAACTATTACAAACTTACGAAAAGTTTATCAAAAGTCAAATATTTTTTTTTAAAAATCTATTTCAAATAAAGTGTTACTTTCACTTTCCTCTATGTTATCAGTGTGGTATAAAGTAATAGTACCATCAGTAAAGTTAAATATAAAATACCCTTCACCACCTTCATTGTTTTCCCATCCTCCAAAATTACTTGATAGTTGATTATAACAGAAATCTTCCATAGAGCCTGGTAATTGTTGATTAATCTCATCAAAACCTCCATCCAAAGAACCGTCATCACCACCACCACTATAACGAGCGGTTAAAATCCCATCACTTGGAATTTCAGCTCCGTTGGATTCTAATTGGTCCATCCATTCAACCATCAATTCTTTTTCATCTTCAAATTCAATTTCCCTTTCACTACCAACATCATAATATCCATAGATTTGACTTACCGTTATTGATTTACCTGCCGCGTCAATATCAATTAAAAAATCATGATAATTTAAACCATCAATATCAGGAAAGGAATAACGACCTGATTCATCAATATAGTAAAAAATCTTTTGTAGTATTTCAATAAATCCTGATGGTATTTCCAAACTACTATTCCAATCAAAATGAGTTACGAGTTCCCACTCAATATCTGATATTTCAGTTTTATTATCCCAATCATTAGCTTCGATTCTAATCTCTACTTGTTTTTCTCCCATGGATTGGATATATCGGGCAACCCTCTCCAAATATTTTTTTTCTTCCGGTGTTAATATTTCATTCATACTAATAAATATCAGTCTTCTATTTTAAGTGTCTTTAACATCCATAATGGACGGGTTTTTTCTCTAATATTATCAACCCATTCTTTCGCAGTTGGGATGTAATTATTACAATCCTCCCTAACGTGTTGTTCCCCAATATATCGGGTATAAACGATTTTACCATCACTATTTACGAATTCCGTACCAAATCTTTTTTCCATTTCAAAGATTCCTTCTGAGTGATGTCTCCACATTCTATGTAATGAATCGGCATACCATGATTTAGTTTCATCTAACCATTCATGTAAGTGGATATAATCTTCTGGCTTACCTCCGTATTTTTTTACGGAGGATTTTGCATGTAAATTAGGGTGTGCCATTAATTTAAAATTTCTTGATGTTCACTAATCACTCTCTTCAATGAGGTGATATATCTTTTGTCTGAGGCGTAAACTCTACCTAATAGAGCGAAGTACTGACTTCTTGTTAAATTACCTTTGTTTTTTAAGGTGAATTCTTGCCACAATTGGTAATCATCGATACTACTGTCCCAATCATCGTACAGTGCGTATTCTTTTTTCCCCTTATTGATAGCTGTTGTTTCCCGTTTCTTTGGAGCTCTCATACCAAACAAATTGTTTTGATTGATAAAAAGAGGGGATTTAAAGTGTCCTGACTCTAACACCGCTTGGGCGAAAACTATGTCAGGAAATTTGATGTTCTTTTGGTTTATCTGTTCGTATAATAACACATGGGTTAATGATACGGACTCTGTCTCTTTTCTCGTTGTAAATGACATTAGCACCAACAACAAAGCGAATAAAATTGTTTTTAATTTCATACTCTCTTTTTTACAGTTTATGAGTCCGGAATACTCCTCGCTCGTGACTTTAACAAGTGGATTTTGAAAAAGCCAATACGATAATTTAACACCATCGTATTGTTTAGTTATACTTAAATTTACGATAAAATTACCATAAATTCAAGACACCTCTATTCTATAAGTACCTCAAAAAACGTCTTAAAACCTATTTGCGATGTTTTTGATAATCATTTCCTCCTCGTTAGATAAGAATAATCGGGACCTCATTAACTTACCAACTATCTTCACCCACTCCTCATCTAATAGGTTGTGGTGAATAGGAGATGTGACTGGTTCTCCGTCTAAATGTCCCTCCTCAAGAAGGATATCAACTAATTCTTTAATTTCTCGACTCGAGCAATTTTCAATAAATTCTCCCGGTCCGATGTCAACGTATGTTTCAAAATTTGCCATAATAATTTAATTTATTTTTGACAAAAATATAAAATAAAATTGATACTCCAAACTTTTTTTAAGATATTTATTAGTATGATTATGACCAATTAATAATTGGGGCTTTTGGAAATCATACAGATATGAGAATGATGGTGTCGTAAGGCTCGGAAAAACCTTAAACCATAAACAATCAAAAAAGAAATTAATATTAAAGGGGTTCTTACCCCTTTTTTTATTGAAAAAATTTACTAAATTTATAAAAACTTATTTATATGGAAAATTATACAAACCCTGAACCAGGGGACATGAAACAAGACGTTCAAGATTTATTGAACGCATCATTAATCTTTGCAAGAGCATTAGGTTTAATCTTTCAACAAGGAGAAGGAATTGTTGTTGATATAAAAGGAGATGTTATTTTAAAAGAAGACACAAAAAAAGTTATTGTATTTCAACATAACAATCAAATTCATATCTATAAATGTGAAGAAGATTTGGAAGAAGGAACTGCGGTTAACATGAATAATGAAGAAAATCAAGAAAATGTTGACTCTTCAGATATTGAAGTAAGCGGAGCTGAAGTTGTAACACCAACTGACGAACAATAAAAAACAAACAAAAACTTAAATGAGAGTATTAGGATTTTCGGTAGGACACGATAAAGGTGCGGTTATCATAGAAAATGGAAAAGTTGTGGTGGGTATCACCCAAGAAAGATTATCTAGGATAAAACACGATGGTGCATATCAAGGGGGATTAATTCCTTTTGAATCCATAAACTATTGTTTAAATTATTTGAGTATTACTCATAGGGATATAGACTTATTTGTTTATAGTACCACTGAAATAACCGATGATGTTGATTCTCAGTTTTTCAACAAATATATCGATTTAAAAAGGAAAAAACTTAAATTTTTACCTCACCATTTGGCCCACGCATATTCAACGTTTTTTAGTTCAGGTTTCGAAGAATCAGCAATAATTGTTGCGGACGCATCCGGAAGTATTTTAAGCTACAAAAACAAATTACATGAATGGTATGATGTTGATAGAACTGATTTAGACCCTGAAGAAGATTGGGCCGAAGGAATTTCATTATTTCATTTTACAAAAAACGGATATAATGAAGTTTATAAAAAATGGATAAAATATCCTGTTCCTATTGACACCAATGAAGGTGTTTCTGTTGGAACTGTTTATTCAACAGGTTCATTACAATTAATCTACGAACCAAATGAAAACACTTGGCCAGCAGGTAAATTAATGGGGTTGGCGTCATATGCTGACAAAACAGTTGTTGATGAAGCTCCACAATATGTAAAAGAATTAGACGACGATATATTCATACCAAATAATACAATCTACCCAAAAGTAACTTGGAAATCTGATTTTTTCTCAAGAGCATGTGTTGCGGGAATTTACCAAAGGGAACAAGAAAGGTCTTCTTTAATTTTAGCTAAAATCGCAAAAAATTTAACAAAATCTTCGAATGTATGTGTTGCTGGTGGGTCATTTTTAAATTGTAATTCAAATGAAGTTATTCTAAATTCAGGATTATATGACAATTCTTATTTTTTAGCTCCGAGTGATGATAGTGGGATTCCATTAGGATGCGCTTGGTATGCATATCAACAACTTACGGATATTGTTTCATCTGAACCAATGTCCCCATATTTTGGTAAAACATATTCAAAACAAGAAATTATCACGGCAATTAATAACCACCCTGATTTAAATATTATTGAGTATGTTGATGAAAGTGAATTAATTAAAGATGTAACCCATTGGTTAACCCAAAATAGAGTGATTGGTTGGTTTCAGGGAGGGTCAGAAATTGGTCCAAGGGCATTAGGTAATCGTTCAATATTAGCATCACCAATTCAAAAATGGATGTCAGGTCATATTAATGGGGATATCAAACATAGAGAATGGTATCGTCCCTTTGCACCGGCAGTTTTATTTGAACATCAATCTGAAGTCTTCGAATCAGATGTTTATTCTCCTCATATGTTGGTGACCACGTCAGTTAAAGAAGAATGGAGAGATAAAATACCTGCAGTTACTCATATTGATTATTCTGCAAGACATCAATCGGTTACCAAAGAGAATAACCCAAAATTTTATTCACTAATCAATTCGTTTTATGATGAAACCGGTGTTCCTGTTTTACTTAACACAAGTTTTAATGGTCCACACGAACCAATTGTTGAAACTCCTGAAGAGGCAATTAAAACATTCATTTCAAACAAACTTGACATATTAGTAATTGATAATTTTATTATAAGTAGATAATTTATGAGTTCAATTTATGGATTCTTTACCGGGTCACATAGTCCATCTATTGCATTAATTAGAGACGGTAAAATAACATTTTGTATTGAGGAAGAGAGACTAACCCGAATAAAATCAGGTGATAATTACGATATTAATTGTGAATTATCATGTATTGAGGCGGAAAAATATACAGGTCTAAAAATAACAGATGCCGATTACCGAATCTTTGCAAATCCAACACCGGACGAATTTGCCCGTAAAATTACCAACAATAATTATGAAAAAGTTAGTCACCATACCGCACACGCATATGGTGCCTACTACACCAGTGGAATGAAAGGTAAATCAATTACTATCACATACGATGGTGGAGGGGAAAGTACCGTAATGAAAGTTTATCTGTGTGATAATGGAAAAATGACTTTAATCCAAAGTCATCCATTGGCGTCATTTGGAAGTATTTCTCATGTTTGGGGATTCAGTACATCCTCAATGAGAGGATATGACGAACATGGTGAGGGAATATGGAAAATGTGTAAAGATGAAGGTAAATTAATGGGTATGGGTCCAAATGGTCATTACGATGAGACAATTTATAATATGTTGTCCACCGTAATTAATTATAAGGATTTTAGATTTTACCCATCCGGGTCATCAAGTAAAACTATGTTTTTAGGTGACATGATGAAATTCAATGGATATTTCGATACTCAAGAAAAAATGGAAATCTATTCATTTAATTTACAAAAACGAACAGAAGACCTATTCCTAAAATTTATTGACGACTTACATAATTTATATCCTGAATATAAGCAATTATGCTTATCCGGAGGACTATTTGCCAATGTTAAATTAAATCAAAAACTCAACGAATTAGAATGGGTTGACGAAATTTATATTTACCCACCAATGGGTGATGAAGGGTTGTCATTAGGAGCTTGTATCTATAAAGCAGTAAAATTGGGTGAGATTACAGAACCAATTGAACTAACTAATGTTTATTTTGGAAAGTCATACAATAATGATGAAATACAGGAAATCTCAAAAGATTATAGTTTTAAGAGAGAACCATATAATCCGAAAGATATCGCAAATTATATCAATCAAGGAGGAATCGTTGGATGGTTTCAAAATGGTTCCGAATTTGGTCCAAGGTCTTTAGGGGCTCGAAGTATTTTAGTTAGACCAACTGAAATCTCAACACATAGACTACTAAATCAAAGATTAAATCGATATGATACAATGCCATTTGCCCCAATTATATTAGAAGAATCCTTTGACAATATTTTTACACCATCAAAGTCAAAATACACATCTGAGTTTATGACATTATGTTACAATACAAAAGATGAGTGGATTGATAAGATACCTGCAGTTATACAAAAGTCAGATAAAACGGCCAGACCACAAATAGTTAAAAGGTCTAAAACACCTAAATTTTGGGAAATATTAAATGAATATTATATGTTATCAGGAATACCATTATTATTGAACACTTCATTTAATTCTCACAATCAACCAATCATTGAAAACCCTGAGCAAGCATTTGAGTCATTAAAACTTGGGGTTATCGATAAACTAATAATTGAAGATTATGTTTATTTCTCTTAACGAAGAAAAAATTGTGATGAATTTTACACCATCACCTTATTTACGAATATCAGGTCCCGATGAACTTTATTACGTTGAGTTGAGGGAATACCTAAAAAATGATGACCAATCTCTTTACGTTGAAGGTCGTAGAATATCCGGTAATGGTGGTGAGTTTCATATCCCAATCGAATTTTATTTTGATTTTGAAATCTCTGTTTCAAAATATATCCCCAATTTTGGTTTAAAAAAAATATTTACTCACCGTTTTAACGATTACGGAAAACAAGTATTGTTTAATTTGAAGACTAACAATTATGATGAATGTCTATTGTGGGTGTCTCGGGTGGAGGAATATCAAAAAATACATGGATGTAAAATTTTTTTAAATACCAATTTTGACGATATAAATATCAAGTATCCATCATACTATCAAGTAGATGGTATAGATTATTATAAGTCATATAATATCGGTAGATTTCCTAAAAATAGTAATGATTGGAGAACAATTGACCCAAGACAAGAAGGGGTTATTTGGTACGGAAATTGGAAAACATTTTGGTCATATCAACATCCGAGATTATACTCCAACTTATCAAGTGAGGAAATTATTGATGATATTTTGGCACTTTAATTATTTTTGTATATCTTTGTTGAAAATTAAAACATATGATGAACGTAGGACAAGAATTTCAAAGTTATTACACAAAACATTTAGGTAAACCATCTTTGGATTTACACAACTTCAACAACCACATTCAAAATTCAATGACTCCATACATTTTGGAAGAAAGAGAAATGAGAGTAACCCAAATGGATATTTTCTCTCGTTTAATGATGGATAGAATATTATGGGCTTCAGGTCCGGTTGATGACAGAATGGGTGATATCATCCAATCACAACTTATTTTCTTAGACAACTTGGATAAGAAAAAAGATATTAATTTATATCTACAAACTCCGGGTGGGAGTGTTTTAAGTGGATTAGGTATTAGAGACACTATGAACTTTATTAATGCCGATGTAGCAACCACAAATATTGGTATGTGTGCGTCAATGGGTTCCGTATTACTTTCTTCGGGAGCTAAAGGTAAAAGGTCTTCATTAATATTTTCTAAAGTAATGACACACATGGTTTCTCACGGAACACAAGGTAATGTTCAAGACACAAGAATTAATCAACTTGAGGCCGAAAAATACAATTATTTATTATTCAAAATATTGGCAGAGAATTGTGGTAAGACATTTGAAGAAATGTTAGAATCATCAAGAAATGATAAATGGTTCAATTCTGATGAAGCATTACAATTTGGTCTAATTGATAAAATTGTTGGTGTGGAGAAAAATCAATCAATGTCAGATATGATGGTTGGATTTGACGATTATTATGAAAAAGAAATTCTTAAAAGAAAATAAGAATTGTTATTAAATGAAAAAAGAAGGTATTACTACCTTCTTTTTTTTTTAGATAAGATAAACACCCCCCTTGTTTTAAAAATCTAATTTATATAATAGAGTTTTTAATTCTATTATGCTGCAACTTCAGGTTTTAATTTTTCATAAACATTTGAAGCTTTTTTATTAAAATTGTTGTACACTCCACAGACAGTATCTTCTAATTTGTCTTGTAATTCAATCACAACTTTAGTATCTTGAATCGCACCTAATAATGTATTTCTTAATATTGTATATCCGGTACCTTGCATACCTTGTTGTTCTTGTACCATCATAACTAATGCCTCAACTAATGCTTCAGAAACTAACGCAGTTAATTCGTTACAACTTTTTAAGGCCTTTGCAAGTCTCCTTGGGTCTTTAAGTATAAAGGACATTAAAGCATTTTTAAAAAACCCTGACAATCCAAGTCCTCCTAAAATTGAATTAACCAATGGTTCAATTGCCGCTTGAAGAATACCACTTAAACTATTTCCGAACATCTTACCCAAGAAATCCATTAATTGTTCATTCAAAATATTGTTTTCGTCTAAAAATCTAATTTCCTCAATTAAATTTTTAGCGATTTTCATCTTTTTACCTTCAGGTAAAAATTCAAAATTATCAATAACTTCTTTAGACTCAATTATTGTAAAAATTCTAGTTTTAACTAAATTTTCTTCAATTAAAATTTTTTCTTTTTGTTCTTTAGTCTCTTTAATTACCTTTTTTATTTTTTTCTCAATCATTACTTAATTAATTTAATAACCATTTAGAATTATCACCATATGGTAATGGACCACCTGAACCTCCACGTAGAGTCTCAACATAATTGTCAATTTTACTTAGTGCTCCACCCCATTTACCATCAAATTCATTCACACATGCTTGAACTTTTTCTTTCATAGGTGCAAATGTATTTGGCTCAACTCGTTTTTTGGTTTTCCAAGCCTCATAGTAAGCTCTAATTGTATCTCTACAATCACTTTTACTTGTTGGAGTTTGATTAGTAACAGCCTCTTTAAATTTTTTGTCAATTTCTGTTGCCACTGAACCCGTAACATTATTAGGATTGAAGTACATAACTAAATCTTGAGAGAATATACCTTCACTAGCCGGACTAACAACTTTTGATGTCCAAGTTTTAGCTTGTTCAGAATCTAATTCTTTTCTTAATTTATATCCTAAATCACTATATTTTTTAATTAGTTTTGTTTGTTCATCGTTTAGTCCTCCAGCGATTCCACTACTTGAAACACTTCTATATAATGTAACTCCGTTAACAACTTTTTTCTCAAACATTTTTGGGTTTTCTAAGTTTTCACGAGTTGTTTTAATTTCACTAGCCTCTTTCCAATCACCTTCTGTTTTAACTAAATTAGTATCTTTAGTGTTTGCATCTTGTTGAGCCTTTAATGCTGCTTGTTGTGTTTTTATTTGTTCGGCTTTTGAACATTTCCATCTTCCTTTTTCACCTGTTGCAGGTAATAGATAAGTCATATCTGGATAAAAAATAAGAACTTGGTTAGATTTTAGAGTAGTCGTTTGATAAGCGGGTTTTTTAGTTCCTTTTATATATTTAATTTTCCCATTTTTAAAACATCCTGCTGCCTCAGAATCCTTAAGAAATTTTCTATCAATTTCATCTTGATTCACTACAACTTCCTCTTTTTTAGGTTCCTCTTTTTTAGGTTCCTCTATTGTTCCAGGTTTTGCGTCGTTATCAGCATCAGGAGCATTTTGTTCTAATATTGGTTTTTTCTTTAACTTAGAGTGCATTTCTAAGATTTTTTGCACTTCGTTTGAGTCTACATTAAATTTCATCTTGTAATTATTTATCTTGAATATTATTTATCTTGAATATTATTTGATTCTTCTGAGTCACTCTCACCATCTTCAAGTCCATAATCATCCGTCTTAGCTGGTGGAGGTGGTGGTGGTGGTGGTGTTTGATTACCACATATTTTTGAAACATCAGCATCGGTAAATCCATTTGGGAATCCTTTAGCTTCTAATGCCGCTTGAGTTTTCACCCAAAACTTACCATCAGGAACTAACCCTAAACAAGTCTGTACCGGTTTTATTGCCTCTGATTTACATCCTTTAGTATAAGTACCTGTACAATTACGATATCTATTTGTAACCGGTGGTGGTGGTGGTGGTGGTGGAGTTTCTTCATTATCATCTGTAACATTCTCAACAGGCTTATCGTTAAAATAAGCGTAAAGAAGTGCAATTGTACCAAGAGTTAAACCTGCACCTAAACCCCACTTTTTAAGTGCTGACAAAGTAGTTCTATCTTTAATAGGGGTTTTTGTAATATTAGTAATGGCATCATCCACATCTGTTGGTTTTATAGGTACATTTTTTGGTACGTTTTTATTAGCAACTTTCATAGCAATTTCATCGGCAATTGCTGGGTCATATCCTTTTTTTATCAAGTCATTTTTAACTTTTGCACCTGACATATTAGGGAACTTCTTAAGTGATATGTTAGCCGCTTTATCAGTTAAAACCGTTCTTAAACTTCCGGTTACTTTACCTTGTTTTAACAATGCTTTAGCTAGAGGGCCAATTTGGTTAGCCTTTAAAGTACCTTTGGCCATTGCTGTTGCTATTTCATCACCATTTTTAAACCCTACTTGTGCAGCAACATCGTCTAAAATTTTAATACTTGCTAAGTATTTGGCATTTCCAGCTTTTTTAAGAGATGCGATAAATGCCTCATCAGCGTTCCCAAACAAAGCCTTTAACAATGTTTTAACAGGTTGTTCAGTTAATAAAGAACCATTAGAAACAAAAGTTTTATTATTTATTAAATTTTCACTTAATGTAACTTTTGTGTTATATTTCATTAACAATTTTGCTTTATTAAGTTCTTCAAGAATTATGTTTTTCATATTTATTATTTTTTGTTTTTTTTATTACAATTCGAATGTTACTTCATCGTCCGCAAACGTTTTTGCTAACTCTGCTTCAGCTTTAGCCTGAGCTTGTTTTAATTGTTCATCAGTTATTTCACCACTCCCAACTTTTTGTTGACATCTTAAACCATCGAGACCTAATGCCGCACATATTCCGGTAGTAAGTAAAAATGATTTACCCATTCTATCAACAATTACACCTCCCGGTGGTATTGGTTTAGGATTTTTTTTCCAAATATCTTTAACTTTAGATTTAAGACTTGGTTTAGGTGTAGTAGTCTTTGGAGTTGTGTTTTTTGCTGCCGCTGCCATATCATCCACCATTTGAGACATTTTTTGTTGAACTTTTCCTCCCCAAGATTGTAGAGATTTTATTCCTAATTTTTCTCCTAAGAATTTAGCCGCCTGACCTATTAATTTTGTTAAAGAACCAATTCCTGATTTTAATAAATTAAATACTTTAAGAAAAATTCCTCCTTTACTTACCGCAGCGGCACCTAATTGTGCGAAAGATTTTATTCCTGCAAATGCAGTTTTTACTATTTTCCCTAATGAAGGAGCTAATATCGCAATTGCACTGGCGATAATACTTATGTACTCCCAACCTTTACCTGTTAATCCCTTATAAATATCCCATAACAACAATGCTCCAAAAATAACTCCATTTGTTATTTGACCAACAACTGGTATTGCGGAAACACCCGTTAATATAGCAGTACCTCCGGCACTGAAGACCATTTTTCTCATTCCTTCCATGATACATTCAATACCACTTTTAGCACAATTCCATGCGTCAGCAATTTTATCTTTTACGTACCCCCATACTTTACCAGCACTTTCTTTCGCCCACTGAGTAAACCCTTTTTGTCTAATCAGTTTATCTTGGTCTTTTACCCATTCAGCACCTTGTTTAACAAGGTCTTTACCGTAATTGTAAACATTTTTAGCACCTGATTTAACGGCATCACCTACTTTATTATACCATTCACCTTGTTCAATAATTAATTTTATCGAATTCCATGAATCTACAACTCTTTGTTCTATAAGTAATTTATCAACTGACTCGTTAATTAATAATAATTTATTACCATGATTAGTTTCCCATTCTTGGATTATTTTTATTGTATTTTCAGGTTTTAAAGTTTCAATTAAAAAATTCAAAAATCTTCTTGGCTCAGATGTATATTCTGTCAATGAAATATTACCGGTTTTATATTTGAAATTAAAATTTTCATTTATAATATCTAAAGCAATGTTTAATGATTCAAAAGTATAAGGTACAAAGTTCCTTCCATTCAAATCATTTTGTTCAAAAGACATTTTTACAACACCTTTATCGGTAAACAAATACCCCATATTTACGGACATTCCTATCATTATATTTTTCCGTATTTTAATTCATCTTCTGTTTTAGGTTTACATAGTGAAATATTTGGTTTACTAGCACACCACTCCATTAATTGAGTTGCAACTTTAATAACTATTTTATTCATAGAACCTCTACCAAACAATTCTTCATTTAATGCGTCAAATATAGATTCTCCACCTATTGTTGGGTAATATTTAATAATTGCCATTGAATTTGCAATATTAGTAAACCCGCTTAGTAAAACATAGTCTAACCCTCCAAATTTGGTTCCTATCCCATCTACGGATTTTTTAATTGCGTTCGATGCGTTTTTAAAATTTATATTCGGATTACCAAAATTAATATTTTTAATTTGGGTTGGGTTTTTCATTACTGATTTTGTAGCGGTTTCAAAATACTCTAAATCACCAGTATTTTGTTCAAAAATAACAGTTTTATTCTCATTTAAAGTTTTTGATGAATCATAACCCATCATTAATTTAACTCTATTTAATGCCTCTCCAGGACTATAGTGTGGTTGTACCATATTTTAAGTATTTTATTTTATAAATATATCGTTATTACCAAATCTGATTAGCCGCACCACGATTTAATCCGGTTTGCCATTTTTCACCGGCTTTACCCAACATATTTGCCTTACCTCGTGTTAAGGTATAAAAGTCAGCCCACTTTGGTACTGACCCTCCACCACCACCTGAAGATGGTGCAGATGAGGCAGGTGCTGCGTCTTGTTCACCAATTTCATCTTTCGATTCGGTCTGTGGAGTGTATTTTTTGAAAAAATCAATAAGTGCGTTAATATCTGTAACCATTTTTAATATTTTTTTTTGTTATTTAAATAAATAGTTGTACTTTAGCCGTATGAAAAAAATAATCTTAATATTATCGGTATGTTTCTTACTTTTTTCCTGTGAAGCGTATGTAACAGAAAAAAGTGATGTAACACTTAGTGGGAAATATGTGGTTTCCAAATTAGACATTACTAACGTTGACCAAAATCAAACAAGAGATTCTTTATATCTTCTTGGGACAACGTATAACAACTCATCACTACCAAAACCATTTGATGTAATACCAATTAATCATTTTTACATTCATATGGATTATGCATCTATTAGAATGAAATTAGTAGGAGTTACTCAAGGTGGTCAAGACATTTGGGGTTATGGTAATGCCCCCAATGAAATTTTTTACAGAATCTTAAATAACTACGCTTACGACCTTGGTTACTTACAATTTGATTACATTACGGACAATGGTTCGTCTAGAAGAATTACATTCCACATTGAACATGACGGATATGAGAGTCTTCAGTTAAAGAGTGTTGGTGGTTGGTTTAATGGTAAGTACGGAGAAAAACAAGTTATGACAATGTTTTTAACAAGAGTGGGTCCTTAATAGAACTCACTCTTTGGTAATTGAGATGGGTTAATTAAATAGTATTCATTTAAGAATACGATTAACTCATCTTCATCCAATTCAATTGTTTCTTCTTCAAAAATACCTCCTTCAAAATCATCATCGTCATCAAAAAAGTCAAATGACTCAGTAACAAGGTCAAATCCGTATTCCTCAACAATAGTATAATCAATTGTGTCGTTTCTTAACACATCTTCTTCATCTTCAATAGTTCTAAATGAAACCTCAATAATATTTGTGTCACCATTTAGATAATATGATATAATTTCTTTAATTTCCATAATTAGTTTTATAAACAAATATATTAAAACTTACAAAAAGACGAGATTTAATCAACAAATACAATTTTTTTATTAATATTTATTCTTATATTTTTATTACAAAAACATAATAAAATGAGATTTAATTCATTAACTATCGACGACTTTTACGCTAACCCAATGCAGGTTAGAGAATTTGCACTTAAACAAGAATTTAAAGTTAGAGGTAATTATCCCGGACAAAGAACCGTATCGTTCTTAAATGACCCAATTAAAAAGAAATTAAGGGATATCTTATATCCATTTGCCGGTGAGATTACAAATTGGGGTGGAGAATATACAGGTTCTTTTCAATATACAACAGCATCCGATAGGTCATGGATTCATGCGGATTCAACAACTGATTGGGCAGCAGTTTGTTATTTAACCCCTGACGCACCCGCAACTGCAGGTACAGGTATTTTTAGACATAAAGAAACCGGATGGATGAATTTTGACTATAAAAAACAAAACGACCCTGAATACATGAAACAAGCACCTCCGGGACATGATATGATGGATTATACAAAATGGGAAATGGTGGACCGAGTTGGAAATGTATTTAATCGACTAATAATGTATAGAGCCGACAACTATCACGTATCTTTAGATTATTTTGGGAAAGACCTTAATGACGGAAGATTATTTCAAGTGTTTTTCTTCAACACTGAACGTTAACATTGATGGTTCAAAATTAAGTCAGGGTTAAGTTCTTTAATAATTTTTAAAACCCCATCAGTACAATAACAAGTATCTAAAGTTGTTAATATTTTTTCAAATTTTTTGAAACCGATAACTAAAGGATGATATTGAGTGTTTATAGTTTTAAGCATAAAATCAAAATTGGGGTCCCATAATTTATTATATGGAATACCTAATTCATGTAAGAAATCAATAGAATCTTCTGTATACGACTCAAAATAAGGTATTTCAATTTCTTTTAATAAAATATTAAGTTCATTTGTATCATTATTTTCTCCATAGGTTGAGCGTAAAGATAAACCAGTTTCATTTTGGTTTTTTTGCAAAAAATGCCAAAGAAAATAATCATGTTCTTTGGCAATTTTAATAAAATCTTTATGATTTACTTGAGTATTTGTCATTATCTAAAATTTGCTCCACATAACCAAGTTACTAATGACTTCCTAACCCCTGAACTTAATGGTGTCACCCTATGTAATAAAAATGATGGGAAGAAACATAATGTACCTAGTCCTTTTGGAACTTCCATTATATTACCACCAGGATTCATTTGTAATACACCACCTTCATATTCTTCAGGTGTTGATAATTGTAATACACACGATAATTTTCTATTTGAAATACCCGGACCTAAATCAACATGCCAATCATAGTGACCTCCGTTACCATAATATTTAGTAAATTGTAATTGGTCTTGATAATCCCATATATCAAAATTCCACAATTCTTTATTTGCAATTTTTGCATAATAGGCGATTTTCTCATAAATCCAAGAAGTTTCTTCTGTCTCATCAATCCAAGAAATTTCACTTTTTCTATAGTCAGAAACAGTGAGTTCTTGGTCACTCCCAACAGTAGTTGCTTTAATTAGTTGTTGTGTTTCACCTATTTCAATTATTTTAAGAATTTCTTCAGGTGTGAACGCATCCGTAAAATAATAATAATTCATGTGATTAATATTACTTCGATGTTCAGGTAAAAAATGATTTGTTAATGACATTTGTGTTTTTTTTATTAAATTAATTATAATTAATATTATTAATAATTTCAACACAATATGAGAAAACATAAAATAATTGACGCTATTTTTTTATACGATGAAATAGAAATGTTGCATTTTAGGTTAACGGAGTTAGATGAGTACGTAGACGAATTCGTTATTATGGAATGTGAAATGGATTTTAAGGGTAATCCTAAACCATTGAATTATCTTGAAAATATTGATTTATTTAAAAAATGGGAAAATAAAATAACATATCTTCCAACCCCAAAATTAACTTTTGATGATGTATCTCATCTTTATGAATCAGTTAAATTCACACGAAATTCTAATAACGAAGACCCAAATTTTTTAGAAAAAAATGATATTAGGTTTTTTCAAATAACAATATTAATTGGTATTTTATTAGAAAAATCAATAGGGTTCGATGATTTAATTTTAATTTCAGACGTTGATGAAATTCCAGATTTATCTAAAGTTTCTTTATTTAAACCTCATCTTAAATTTGGTGTTGTTCTTTTAAGACACACTAACTTTATATGGTCAGTAAAATATTATGATGTAATTCCAACTATAGGAACCATTGGGTTTCAATATACACGGTTAATAACAAATCCTAATATGATTTATCTTGCATATTTCAATAAATCAGATTTATCAAAAGATAATTTTGAAATTATAGATAATGGTTATCATTTATCTCATTTTTATGATTTAGAAAAAACAATAAAAAAATTGGAATTACTTCACGATAAAAATAGTGAGTATGATTTAAATGAGATGGTTATTAACATGAGGTACGCCTATGAAAATTTAACATCAATAAAAACTAATCGTTATCAAAAATTTTATAATTTAATTAATTATGATGGAGAATTACCTAAAAACATTGGTTTACTAAAGAATCAAGATATTGGTAGGTCGTGGAATAAAAAAAATTTAATATTACTTAATCGTACTAGAACCCCAAATGATATTAAAATGGAGGAAATGTTTGACAATATTTGTATAATTAATTTTACCGATAACCCACAATTACCATACGAAACTATACTGTCAAAAAAAAGAACTTATTATAACATACTAAAACCTCTTAAAATTTATTATAAAACAGATGATGTTTTAGATTTAGAAAGTTTTCAAAAAGTATTTTGTATTAATGATATTAAAAAAATTGTTCAAGATTTATTACCAATAAACCAAGATTTGATAGTTTTTACTAATGAAAAAAAAACCACAAATAGTGTTACATACTCGTGGGAAGAAATTAAAAATAAATTTATTTATGATTTAGTTAAAGATATTCTATAAAAAAACCCTCATTATTGAGGGTTTTGTTTTTAATTATATCTGCTCATTCTGTTAAACATCTCTGAGATTTTATTTTTTTGAGTTTTAAAATCTTCTTGTAGGTCTGTGTCAATTTCTTCCCACTCATCTTCATCATTAGTTTCCATATCACCCATAGATTTTGACATTCCCATAAATTCTCCATCTGAAGAAAAACTTGGATATAGTTCTTCACTACTATCCATATCTTCGTCCTCATTATAACTAAATCTTTGGTATGGTCCTGCAATGCCAGGTCCATCACTATCAAAATCATATGCTGGGTCCATATCTCCGTAAATTCCTTGAGAACCTGAAACATCAACTTCAGCTATTTCATCTGAGAACGCAGACTCCATTCTTTCATATTTAACTTCTTCCTCATCATCATATTCGTTAACCGGATAAACATCAAGAGGACCATTACTGTCAAAATCATATGCCGGTTCAACAGAATCAGTATCCATATCATCGGTGTTTCCACCTTGTTCATCCAATACGTCTGTTTCTGATTCTTCGTCTTCAAAACCAGTATCATCAATTACATCATCTTCTTTATAAAGATTTTTATGCATTCCTTCAAATGTTCCGTAATCGTTTCCTCCACCTTCAACATAGTCAAAATCACCATGAGACAGATTTAAATCTCTTTCTTTATAGATGTCGTCTAATTTACCTGTACCTTCTTCTATTTCTTCGTTTGTACCACATTGTTCACAAATACCTTCGGCCATTTGACCTCCACATTGCTCACACATACTTTTAGATTCAACTTGTTCGTTAATTCCAAAGTTTGTATATTTTTTGACCTCACCTTTATTATTAACAACAAGACCATCCTTATCACCAGCTGGGTCATATACATATAATGGTTGGGTATTTGATACTTGAGGTTGCATTGTTTGGTAACCGTTGTATAAACTTCTGTGTTGGTCTAATATATCCGACTTTTCTGCCGCTGACAATTGACCTATTCCATAATTTGTTCTCATAAATAAGTTTTAATATAAATACACACGATTTACCCTTTTTATGTTTGACATATCGAAAATACCTTATTATATTTAATTAAGACAAGTGAAAGGTTGATAATTCATTTGATAGTATCTTGGTAATTTACTCTTCGCCTAATTTCAACCTCACTTGTTTTTTTTTTCTTCACTATTTTTTTATTCCATAATATATCAATACCTTTGTCGTATGAATATATTTTTCTTGGATGAGAATCCCAAATTATCAGCACAATATCACGTAGACAAACACGTTGTTAAAATGATTTTAGAGACAGCACAACTTTTATGTGGTGTTCACCATTCTATCAACACATCAAGTACCCTACAAGTACCCTACAAGTTATCACATAAAAATCATCCTTGTGCAATATGGGCTCGTGAGAGTTTATCAAATTATTTGTATTTGTGTGAATTGGGGTTAGAACTTGGTAAAGAATACACATACAGATATGGTAAAAAACACAAATCAATTGAGGTTATTGAATGGTGTATTGTAAACAAACCTAACATAATTGATATTGGATTTACAAAACCAGCGATGGCAATGCCGGATGAATTTAAAGTTGATTCTGTTGTAGAATCTTACAGGAATTATTATATGGGGGCTAAAAGTGATTTAGCATCTTGGAAAAATAGAGAGAAACCTTTTTGGTTTGAAAAAAAAAGAATTACATTTGCAGTATGATTAAAATAGATAAAGATAGAAAAGTTTTTATTACTTCCGATACACATTACGGACATAAAAACATTTGCCGTGGGGTGACAAATTGGAGATTACCGGATGGTAGTATTCCAATAGACCAAACAAGAGATTTCAAAACAATAGAACAAATGAACGAATCTATTGTTAGTGGAATCAATAGTGTTGTTGGTGAAGATGATGTATTAATTCACTTGGGTGACTGGTCTTTTGGCGGGTTTGAAAACATCCAAAAGTTCCGAGATAGAATCGTGTGTAAAGAAGTTCACCTTATATTAGGTAATCACGACCACCACATTCAAAATAACCGAGGTGAGTGTCAGGAACTATTTGCAAGCGTTACTCGTTCAACAACTATGTCATACAAATTCAAAACATTTGAACTATTCCACTACCCAATTGCATCTTGGGAAAACCTAAACAGAGGGGTTATTCACCTTCACGGACACGTTCACTTGCCAACAAACTTAAGATTTGGTAAAGGTAAGAAAATGGATGTTGGTATGGATGGCCACCCAACTTTTGGAGTATATGATATGGACGATATCATAAGAATTATGGATAAACGTGATATTGTGTCAGATATGTTATTTGACCACCACACGGATGAGATTGAAACCGAAGACGGAAAAAAAAGAAAATAAAATTAGGAAGGTAAGTTTTAATCACTTACATTTGTCAAACAAAAATAAAAATAGAAATATATGCAAACATTGATTTTTAACACAACAACAAAAAAAGTTAAGTTGTTGTCAGGTTCACAAGGTGAATCACAAGTATTAGAGACATTTGATAATGTATCAACCGTAAAATGTTCAGAACTTGGATTTTACGAAGTAATGCAAAAGGCGGAATCTCAATCCGTTACTTCAATTCCTGTAATGAGATTACCAATTTCAAATACCAATATGTTAATTGAAAAATAGTATGAAGAAAATTGCAATTGTTATTGGGATTTTATTAGTAATAATTGGTTTAGTTGAAACAATTGATTTATCATTTTATTTGATGAACCGTCCAGACACATACCTATTCAATTCAGGTCTTGTATTATTAGGATTACAATTATTAGGGTTTGCCTACATATGTCGTTTTATGTTTGATTTAGTATCGAAATGGTCTAAAGATAAGGAAACGGAAATAACAACCGAGGAACCTAAAAAACCAAAGAAAAAAAATAAAAATAACTTAAAACAAGAAAAAAAATGAGAAGAATTTTAGTAGCAGTAGGAATTGTCGTATTACTTTTTACAATGGCAATGTCGTGTGAAAGAATCGATGCGGGTCACGTAGGTGTAAAAGTCGATATGTACGGAAGTGGTAAAGGGGTGAACGATGTCACCGAATGTACGGGGGTAGTATTTTATAATCCTATCACCACAAAAATTTATGAGTTCCCAACGTTTATACAACACAAAGAATACAAAGATGAAAATTCATTTGTGGTAAATAGTAAGGATGGTTCGGAATTTAGTGTTTCTCCAATTATGAACTATTCAGTTCAAAGAGAAAAAGTCCCTACAATATTCGCTAAATACAGAAGAAGTTTGGAAGAAATTGAAGAAGGATTCTTAAAAACTGCAGTGTATGACGCATTCCGTTTAGCAACTAATAAGTATACTGCAGATGGATTAATCGGAAATAGAGAAATTTTTGAGATTGAAGTTAGACGTTTGTTAGAAGCTCAACTACTTAAAGAAGGATTCGTAATTAATCAGTTCACATCTAATTTAGTTTATCCGGATTCATTCAAGAAAGCAATTAATGCTAAGAACAACGCGGTACAGTCGGCATTGATGGCGGAGAACAAAGTAAAACAGGCTGAGGCTGAGGCAAAAATTAAAGTGGCAACTGCTAATGGTAATGCTGAGGCATTGTTGGCAAACGCAAGAGCTGAGGCGGAATCTAACAGATTAAGACAACAAACATTAACTCCAATGTTATTACAACAACAATGGATTGAGAAATGGAAAGGTAATGTTCCAACCACTCAGTTGGGGGCTAACACTCAAGTGTTGTACGGTCTAAAATAATAAAAAAATAAAATATTTAAAAAATCCTCATTTATTGAGGATTTTTTTTTATCTTTGCATTATGAAAATTGATATAGAAATAATAAACAGATACGTTAGTGAAGGTTTGATTGAGAAAAACTCTCATCCAACTCTTCCAATCGCGATTTACAACTACTCAAGAAAAGTTCAATATGAAGGTCTGTGGGATACAATAACCAGAAATTGTCGAGGTCTTGTATTAGATAATGATGGTAATGTTCTTGCAAAACCATTTGGTAAGTTTTTCAACATGGAAGAACACGACCCAAGTGAAATCCCAAATGAAACTTTTGAGGTATTTGAAAAAATGGATGGCTCGTTAGGTATATTGTTTTGGTACCAAGGTAAATGGATTTTTGCAAGTAAAGGTTCATTCACTTCAGACCAAGCAATTAAAGGTCAAGAAATGTTATCAAAATATGATATACAACCAGTTCCAAAAGGATATACTACTTTGGTGGAAATTATCTATCCGGAGAATCGTATTGTTTGTGATTATGGTGACGAAGAAAGTTTGGTTGCACTTACTATGATTAGTAATGTTTCAGGGAAAGAATTTGATTATTCTTCTTTGATTCAAGTTTGTGAAGTTGTGGGATTCCCAGTTGTTAAACGATATGATGGAGTGGAGGATTATAAGACCCTTAAATCAATTATTGAGTCAAACCAAGAAGGTTTTGTCATAAGATTCAGAAATGGGTTTAGAATGAAGATAAAAGGGGAAGAATACGTTCGTCTCCACAGAATCTTAACCGGATTTTCTAATATAAACATTTGGGAAGTATTAAAAAATGGGGAAGACATAAACACATATTTGGATAAAGTCCCGGATGAATTTGACAAATGGGTTAAAAATGTGGTTAAAGATTTGAGATATGGGTATTTTCAAATTAGTGAAAGAGCTGGAAAAACGTTTGATTACTATATGTATGGTAAGTACAACGATAAAGAACCGGTTACAGACAGAAAAGTTTTTGCTGAATGGGTTATGACTCAAGAACAATATCTTCAACCAATATTATTTAAAATGTTTGATAAAAGGGATTATTCTTCATACATTTGGGAGAAGATAAGACCAACATATAGTAAACCATTTTGGCAAAAAGAAAGTGAGTCATGAAACAAAAATTAGAAACGATTTACGAGACAAATATTGTCCATAATTCATTTTTGGATAAAGATTCCATCATTCAAGCAATGGTGGAATCTTATAATTTAGGTAAACAGGAATTAATTAACTGGTTATCCGAAAAAGATTACTTATCGGATGATAAACAAACTTTATTAAAAGAGTACAATAACCTCATTAACAACATAAAAAAATGACAAACGAAGAATTCACTTTAGAAATACTAATGGAAGCCGAATCTTTAGGTATTCGTAAAGAAGTATTGGAATTATCTAATAAAATCAAACAGGAAAATGAATTTATGGATATTAACGCATCCATTGAAAGAGCATTTCAACACATGAAAGCTAAATTACAAGAATATAATAACGTATGAGTATAACAAAAAAATACATAGATTTTATGTTGGAGAACGTTATTGGTTCCAACATCCGAGTTCAGTTACCTAATCCCCAAGAAGATGGAAAATTGTTTTGGACTAAATTAGGCCCAATCGTTTATATGAATGTTGAGTTGGAAGTTATTGAAAAATATACCCGGTCGGTTAAGTTTAATTTGAAATTTGATAGATACGAAGTTGAGAAAATTATCTTCATACCAATTGAATCTTCACCAATGAGTATTAAAGAAAAATTACACAATACTATTGAAAATTTAGTTAGTAAAACTTTCATCGGTGATGGTAGACAGGAAGATATGAGACAAATGTATGAGGATAAAAGAAAGACAATGTTTTCCGGATTAGAGAAGATGGTTGGTAAGATTAAAGAAATTGATAGTAAGGATTCTGATAAAATTGTTGAATAATGGAATTATTAAATACACACCCAATTAAAAAATCTGATTTAGGTTTTCACGGAAACTTATTTGGAGGAAAATTGCTTGCATGGATTGATGCCGCAGCTGCGGGGTATTCTATGCAATTATGTGATACACCAAGAATGGTTACTGTTTCAATAGATAAATGTTATTTTGAAAAACCGGCTAAAGAAGGACAATTACTTAAAATATATGGTAGACCTTCTAAATTGGGTACTACCTCTGTAACATTATACATGGAGGCGAGAGCACATAATGTTTACACCGGTAATCAAGTAATTGTCTTAAAAACTAATATACGATTTGTTCGTATTGATGAAGAAGGAAATCCAATACCGATTAACGAAAAAGGTAGAAAAAAAATAGATTTATTAATTGAGGATTATTTGAAAACTAACGAAATACAAAATTGAGAAAATGACAGAAGATGAATTAGAATATTGGCAATCAGTTCAATACAGAATGGATGCAGAAGGTTTTGACTACTGCTTTGTAAGTTATAGTGATTGGGATGAAATCAAAGATGAGGAATTCCATCGATTAAGATTGGGTTTCTTACAACATATGAAAGAACTTCGTCAATACATTGATAGTAAAGTTGAAGAAGGTCAAAACCTTGAATTAGAAGGTGAGTTAGAAGATGAGTAATACACAATCAACCGACGATGAATTGTGGGACTATTATAGTGGATTACCAAATCCAATGTGGTATCAACATATTGAAGAAATAGATGAAGAAGATGATACAAATGATAGTACTGATACTTCAGTTACTACTGAATAAAATAAAACGAAAAAGAAAAAGTATATGGGATTTATGAATAAATTAGACAAAACATACACAGACCTACTTCAAGATATTCTTGATAATGGTGTGGAGAAAAAAGACAGAACCGGGACGGGAACAATCTCAGTATTCGGAAGACAAATCAGACATAAAATGTCAGAAGGATTCCCATTACTTACGACCAAAAAGATGCCGTGGAAATCAATCGTCACAGAACTTCTTTGGTTCCTTCAAGGGAATACAAACATCAAATGGTTGGTCGATAATGGATGTAACATTTGGAATGGTGATGCTTATAAAAATTATCTACTATTAATGATTGGTAATGAACCTGAAAAGATTTTATCAATGGATGATTTTATTAATAAGATAAAGAACGATGATAAGTTTGCCAAGAAGTGGGGTGATTTAGGTCCAATTTACGGTAAGCAATGGAGGAAATGGGCACCTGAATCGGGTGAGATTAATAAAGGTGGTGTAGACCAAATCGCAAACCTAATCAATGACCTTAAATCAAATCCAGACTCAAGACGATTAATGGTTAATGCTTGGAATGTTGGAGAATTAGACCAAATGGTTCTTCCACCTTGTCATTATGGATTTCAAGTTTATACAAGAGAGTTGAGTTGGGAAGAGAGAGTTCAATGGGTTTTGAAACATACTGATGTTGAATTAGAGAATCTTTATATTGTTGAAGAAATTGCTAAAAACTCAACTCCAAAAAGAGCAATCTCTTTAATGTGGAATCAAAGAAGTTGCGATTTATTTTTGGGAATTCCATTCAACATTGCTTCTTATGGATTGTTATTAGAGATTATAGCAAAAGAAGTAAATATGATTCCGGATGAGTTGATTGGGAATCTTGGTGATGTTCATTTGTATTCAAATCATATTGAACAAGCCAAAGAACAGATTGGAAGAGAATTAACTCACGAAGAAAGAACCGAATTGTTAAAACAGGCAATGGGTGAAGAAAATTATAATAAAGCGGTTGATGAATTAATGCCGTTTGGTGGTGGATTAACTGAATATTATGATTCATATAAAATTCCTTATACAACAAGAGAACCTTATAAGTTACCGAGATTAAAATTCTCACCTTGTCCAATAACCGGAATTGATATGGAGTATCAATCAATTGCCCAATTCCAAATTGAGAACTATGAATCACATCCGGTAATTAAAGCACCTTTGAGTAATTAATAAAATTTCATGTATAATTCAACAATTTTTTGGGATAGTCTTTTAATAGTTCGATTGACATCATCTAAATCAATTTCTTTACCTTGTGATTCCATCCATTTTAAAGTACCTTGAATCATTATGTCTTTAGCCTCTTCAGAGCTGTCCAACATTTCTTGGAAATCTTCATTGTCTTCATTATTTTCACCATAATATCGGTCAATCCATTTTTTACCTGAATACAATAACGGTCCTGCTTGAAACATATTCACAGGACCGGCTTTTTGAACTTTCTTAAGATATTCGTTTAGGAATCTATAATTAAAGTTTTCAAAAATGTCAGGATTTTTTTTGAAGAAGTCATACTCTCTACTACCAGTCTGTTCTTCAATTCGTTCTTCAGAAAGTTTTTTCCAAGCGTCAGTAGCACTAACTAAAGATAATTTACTACCATTTTCCCAATTAACACTGATAATAACATCATCCTCGTTTGGTTCAAATGGGTCCCTTTGAACTTTGGTTACAACACCTTTTGTCCCCGGTGGAACGGTTGTTTCGTGTTCCATATGGAAACACATTATATTATCACCAACTTTTAATGGTGGATTTAATTGTCCTTTCATACTTATAAATATAATCAATATATTTATTATTATGGAATTTTTAATCACAGAGACACAACTAAAGACAATTTTAACGGAACAGGACAAATCTAAGATGACGGAAGATATGAAAACATTATATTCCTTCACCGAAAATATTGTAAATCGAGTAAAAACAATTTACGGAATAAATCTTAAAATGTTGTTAACTTGGGGTACTTCAGTTGGTGGTCTAATGATGCCAATAGATAATTTTATTAAATCCGGAAACTTTAATTTAAATGAACAACAAGAATCTTTAATCCTTGTTGCCGTTGCATCAATGTTATTCTTCGAAAATAAACGAGCGATGAGTAGATTGATGGAAAAAATTAATGAGGAAGGTATTTTACCTCAATTTGAACAAATTTCATCTAAAGGACAAGAATTAAAATCGGCTTTCATTGGGTTTTTATCATCAATTAATATTACCGTTGGAACTTTATTAGAAATTGCGGCATACAGTTGTTTAGTACCAATTATTTTTGACATTTACTCGCTTGGTGAATCATCAACAAATTTACGTCAAACAGCGTTACAAATTACTGAAAGATTATTGGCGTCGGGAGTTATAGCATTGAGTGCACAAGCGTTGACAGTAACAATCAGAAAAATACTTAAAAGATTTAGATAATCTATTTTTCAAAAAGAATTTTTTGAATAACTCTTTCTTGTTGTTCAGGATTTAAAGTGTGTTTGTGAGGATATTTTTTAAACCAATTTCTTACCAAAGTTTCCATATCATTTTTTTCCCTTCTTGCTCTCCTTTTGAATCCGGCTTTTTGAGCCCCCAATTCATATTTGTGGGTATAATATTTATATTTGTCTGATACTTCCTTTCTAGCTCTTCTACCTCCTTGATATTGTAATATATGTTCAATTTCATGTCTAACAACTTCATTCAATTCATTAACTAAATCATTTAATATTTCATTACCTGAATTAGGGTTCACTAAAATTTCAATATCAATTACATCATCTTTATAATATAAATCACCCTCTACTTCAAAAGTTTCAACATCTTCATTTTCTTTAATTGACAAGTTTAAACTATATCCTTTACCTAATTCAGAATAATCATAATAAGATTCCGTCTCTCTCAAATCATCAGGTAGCTGGTAATTTCCAACTTTTTTAGTTTTAAACACACTTAAGATATCATTAACAATTTGTCTAACAATTCTATCATATTTTCCTTCCATAATTAAACTTTCGTTTATGTTATTATTAGTTTCATTAATTACTTTTGTACAAATCACCGGGTTTTCAATACCCCAATATAATAAAAACCTTTGTAATTGGTCACTTATTCGATTATTTAAAACATAAAAAGTTAAATCTTGATTATCAAGTTCAAGTTCTTTGTGACCTCTCATTAATAAATCTGTAAGAGTATTCATCATCGGGCTAGAAGGTTGTATAAATGTTGTGTAAGTGATAAATGTCATTTTATCACCAGCACGATACATCTCTTTAGTACCTGTAAGTTCAACTTTAACAACCGCATACATTTCTCGAGGGGCAACATCACCCAAAGGGTCGTACACCTTGAATGTGTATTCAGATAAAAAATTATTAAGTCTTGCTATCGGTAATTCTAATTCTTCCATTATTCATAAATACTATCGAAATGGAATTACAACACCGACTCCGTATCTAAATCCTTCCATGTAGTTTACACCAACCACGAAATCAAACCCTCTATCGGTATTGGTTAATATTCTTAATGGGTATGCTTTAACCCACACATCAGGTTTGAACTTAATTTCGTCAATATATGTCTCCATAAACACTCCACCCATTAAACTTACCTTATGATTAGTTAAGTTAATACCAACACGATTTAAAATTGACATCGGTGTTGTGTAGATGTAAGGTTGTGGACGGGTCGTTGTGATATACCCACCAACATAATACCCAATTGGAGAGTAATTGCTGTTATAAGTTGCAACAATTGTATTTTGGTCCGGTACATACATTAAGTCCGCATCCTGAGAGAATCCCATAAATGGAATCAATAAAAATAAAAGTGAGGTTATTGTTTTCATAATGCAAATATACTACATTTAATCATACGAAAAAAATTAAAATGTTAAAATTTACATTTGTATTTGACCCATTTAATTAAAAAAATTATAATTTAATCAAACTAAATAACTTATGTCAAAAATCACAGAAATTAAAAAACAGTATCCTGAGTTAAACATATCAATAATCGATTTGTTTTTAAAAATGGATAGTACCAAAACAAACAAATACTTGCCTTTAATGTGTAAATTATTTTCATCAAGATTCCAAGTGAATAAATTATGGCACAAACGTGACGAAGAAAATGAAATGAATCATATTAAAGAAAGATTGGACCTTATGGGTTTAAATTATAATGGTATGTCAAATAATGAAATTTATGCTCATTATTGTTTATCAGACCATTTTAGTAATGAAGATATGCAACTTTTAGCATCATTTCGAAAATATAATGAAAGAGGTTTAATACTAAATAATGATGTCACTTCTTACCAAAATTTTGAACAAATCAGGTCATCTGTTGGATTAGCATCTCTAAAAGAAGATGAGAAAGAATTGAGGTCTCAAATCGTTAGAGAACACGATGACGAAACTTGGTTGGCATTAAGACCATTAACATTTGGAGCGTCATCCAAATACGGAGCGGCAACTAAATGGTGTACAACTTACCAAAATGATAAACAGTATTTTGAAAGATATTGGAAAAGAGGTATTTTAGTTTATTTTATTAATAAAATCACCGGATTAAAATTTGCCGTATTCAAAGCTCTTGATGGAGATAAAGAATTAAGTTTTTGGAATGCTGCGGACCAAAGAGTCGATTTCTTGGAATTAGATATAGATGATTATATGTTCCCAATTATTAAACAAATTTTGAAATCGGAAGAAACCAATAGAGATTTGTCTTCAACTAAAATTAGAACACAAGTTCGTAAAGAATGTGGTCGTTCTATGGAAAAATCATTAGTTCAAGAAGATAGATATGAGGAGGTAGAAAGACCAATGTATGAGGTGGAAACACCAATGATGGAAGAGGCAATTCCACAAATTAATTTTAACATGGAAGAAAGACGTGTTGAACCTCGAGTTGTTCAATTAAGACCTTTAGGTAGAGAAATTAGAGAAGAAATGAACAATATCATGGAAGAAATTGGTGAAGATATGACTGAAGAAAATATTTCACCACTTAGAAGACGAATTCAAAATCTTAGAGAATCAATGGGAATAAGATTACAAAACATTGAAATCGGAGGAGCTCATCAAGTTGGAGAAGAAATCGGTTATGAAGAAGATTGTACCCAAAGTCCAGAATAAAAAAAAATACCCCAATTACGGGGTATTTTTTTTTATAATCCAAGTTGTTTCGAATATCGTCCAATATTACAAACCCAATAACCTGCAGTTGTTTTATCTTTCTTTTGGTCACATTTGTGTTTCTCTCTAAAAGATTTTATATCACCTTTATAATCATTTTTAATTTTTAATTTAGGGTCACCAAATGTAATTTTCTTAACACCGTTATCAGGTGTTTTAACATATACCGCAAATTTATTAGTTCCTTCTCTTTCAGGTTTATTTAAAATATTCTTTTCGTCCTCTGTTTCGTATATGTAAGGAGCGTCTAAATAAATCATTTCATCTCCTTTTTTAACCCTAACTCCCAAATCAGACTCAACCATTAAGGTGTCTTTTTCATTAAGGTCTATTTTACCCTCATTCCATAATGTCCTAACCTCATTAACCAAATCAAAATATTTTTGAGAATAGGTTTTAAAAACATTATCGTTTAACGACATACCTTCATTAATGTGGTAAGATAATACTTCAGAAACTTTTACATCTTCTTTTAATATTAAAGTCTTATCTAAGTGAGACCCTAATGTCTCTTTAATTATTTCCCTTAAATTATTCATTCTTTTTATTTTATTATAAATACTTCAATTATTTTTGTTTTAAACTACGATAATACTTAATCATATTTTCACAATGATTAATTAACCAATCTTCAACTAAAGGTATTTGTTTAAGGAAACCCAATTCATATTGATAACATAAAATTTCTTCATCCCTCTCATCTAAAAATATGTTATTATTCCTATAATATAAATGTTTCGATTCATGAATAATTATGGCCGATAAATTGTTGATATTACCAGATTGAATGTCTTGTTTAGATATCAATATAACATCATTACCTTCAGTGGTTGAAAACTTATTATTCCAAAACCCTATCCGTTTACATTGTTTAATTACTACGTCGTACTTGGATGAATCCACTTTTTGAATCACTTCCAAACTTTTTTCAACATTTTTTTTCCACCCTTCACCAACATCATCAATGATTATTTGTGAAAACGATTGAATGGAAAATAACAACATTAATAATATGATAAATCTCATGTTTTTTTATAAATAAATACCATAACTAAGGTGCCGAACTTTAATAAGAATATTTATAGGTAATAAATTACCAAGATATTATTAAACTATGAAAAAACTTTTTATGGCGCTGTCATTCCTTATAATGACTTCACTGGGTTATTCCCAAATTTGTCCGACACCGACAACTACCGGAGTTTTTGTTACATTAGACGCAACCTATCAATTAGCACCGGCATCTGCTGGTAATACTGAAGTAGGTTTATGTTTTTTTAACAATACTACGGAGTTAGTTACGGCTGCTCAGTTTCGAGTGTTTTATGATACCGCAGCATTCACATCAGTGTCTTCTGTTGTATCGTCAAATACATCGTTTCCTCAATATATTCAATTTCAGGATAGTCCTGCTAATGGATATGTTACGATTACTCTAACTTACACAGGTAATGATTCCAATTTTGAATTATCAGATGGGTCATTTGTAAAATTAAATTTAGTACACTCAGCAAATTTTGCGAGTTTGTCGTCTGTTCAACCCATGACATTTAGTGGTGTTCAAACATTCCCACAAACTGCAACAAAACAAAATGGTTCTGACTATACTTTAAATTTACAAAACTTTGGTGGAGCGTTTTTACCTCAACTATTTTCGTTTAGTGGTACATTCACTAACGTAACAGGAACGGGGTCAAAATTAATTCCGGTTATTTTAGAGAAAAAATTAATGACATCTTCAACTTGGGTTCAAGCGTCAACAACACAAACAAATAACTCTGGTGTTTTCACATTTACGGATGTACCATTAGATGTTACAAGTTATGACGTTCGTATTAGAGTAGATGGTGAATCACTAACAATTGCGAATATCATTTCTACATCTGACTCACAAAAAATCAACAGATTTGTTTTAGGTCAAGATACTCCAACAGGATTTGATTTCTATTCATCTGATGTTAATGGTGACAACAACATATCAATTTCTGATGTGTATGGTGTGTTTGGTAGAGTATCAGGAAGATTTAGTTCTTGGCCTAATACGGTTAAAGATGTTAAATTCTTCTCAGATTCAGAATACACTTCTATTAATGGAGCAACATCATCTTTACAATCTACAATTCCGGGTGTAACAAATCTTGTTTACAATATTTTACCGGGTACAACAACAGTTACTTTCTATGTCTTAGTTAAAGGAGACGCTAATGGTACTGGTTTTAATATGGCTCGTATGACCCCAATTGAAATCGTAAACCCATTAAACGCACCATCAAATATTATTGATGTTACAACAACTTATGACAACCCAACATTACAAACAATCGAATTAAACTATCCAAGTTTAACGGTAAATGAAAATAGTAGAGTTGAGGTTCCTGTTCTTGTAAAAACAAATGGAATTCAATTAGGTTCTTTACAACTAGCACTAAATTACAATAGTAATCTATTAGATTTTACAGGTGTTAGAGCGGAGAATAAAGTTAGTGGATGGATAACTTATGTTAACACAAATGATAATATTGTTGAGTGGGGTGGTTATGACCCAACAAAAAATACGAAATTATTAAACGACAACGAATTAGCATTCACGCTACAATTCATAGCGAAAGAAATTCAAAGTCAATGGGGTGTAAGTCCTTTATATGTTACAAAAAAATTCTCAGGAAATTCAATTGCTAAAGATTTGAAAATAATACCAACAAACGGAATTATTCAAATCATGAGAGTTATGAAACCAACCGATTTAGAATATATGGTGACATATCCAAATCCAACTGATAATGAAATCACAGTCAAATTTACAGTAGAAAAAGAAGGTAATGTTTGGTTGTCTTTATATGATTTGGGTGGTAGAGAAATTAAAACAATTGTTCGTACTGATTTAAATTCAGGAGAACACAGATATAGTACAAATGTTGGTCACCTTCCTTCAGGGACTTACATCGTTACTCTTAAAAAAGGTACGGGAATAGAATCTAATAAGATTATCCGTAAATAATTTATGGTGTCACAATTTGTGACACCAAAGCCTATAAGAAGGAAATAAACAATTAAAATTAAATTAAAATGTCAGAAGAAACGCAAGAAACACAAAATGATGGTACTTGGTCAGGATTAAAGAAAACTATAATAGGTACACTTACCACAGTTATTGGTGGTGGTGGTATATGGTTATCAACACAATTATTTGGAGGTCATAGTGATGAAGAAGAAACAAAAACAGAACAAGTTGCACAACCTGCGGCAGCACCTGTAGTTATCAATCTACAAAACAACAACACAAACCAACAAAAACAACAAAACAATGGTGGTGGTACTAACACAATCATCAGAGAAAAAGTTGTGGAAAAACCTGCGGCACAACCAGCACCTGCTAAACCAAAAGAAGAGGAAGACCCTTGGTAGGATGAAGAAGTTAGTATTACTATTACCTTTTTTACTTTTTTCGTGTATTGGATTATCTCAAACTATTGGAACCATAAAAACTGAGGACTATAAAGCCGATTTTGAAAAAAAACAATCTTTAGATGTTGTTAGTGATTATAATGGTGACATTGTAATACCAATCCAAATATTAAAAATTGGTATTAACGATGAGATATATGAGATGTACCCGGAACTAAAAGATAAACGAGTAGGTCTTGGGGTTGCAAATATTGTATTAGAGTATTTGGAATCAACAGATAGGTTTAAATTCACTGAGGATAAAGCGGAAATCAAAAACAAAATGATTGCCCAAGATAAGGCATCTGATAAAGGAATTTCAAGTAATAAAATAGAAGTTAAAGGTAATGTAATTTTAGCGAACTATTTTGTTTACATAGAAGTTTACGATTTCAGTGTGTCGGAAGACGAAGTGATTAAAGGAAGTGAAGGTGCAAAAATAACTCAAACAACTCGTTTAGGTTTACAAATTAGATTTGTTGATGCACAAACAGGAGAAGTTATAACCGGTAGTGGGTTAGGTGAATCTAACACAGTAAAAACATCATCTCTTTTAGATGACGTAGATGAAATTAAATTTAACCAATCAACAATTGGTATATCAACAAAAAAATCTTTAGAAACCGCATCTTCAAGAGTTGTTTCTAAATTAATTAAAAAAGGGGTTTTTAAAGAATAATGAAGACGATATTCTCATTTTTATTTCTTATATTTACAACTATGGTATTAGGTCAAGGGTTTACATATTCTTATGCAGACCCTTGTACTTCTAAAACCAAGGAAATTTACATACCAAACCCAAGCCAAAGTGTAGTACTATCATATAATGGTTCTGTTCAAAGTTTTACGTACGCTCAACTTCAATCAGGTGCCATGGAACAATGGATAAACCAAGTGGATTCTCAAAATCCATCAGGTCCTTGTAGTGGGGTTGGTTTATTACAAAACACATCAATAAACGCAACTATTGCTGCCAATAACATACAAGTAATAACTACTGTATTGACCTCAATGTCTTCAATATCATCTGCCGGTATGTCAAATGTGGAAGGTGTTATTCAAGCGGATGAAAAAGTATCATCCAATAATGAAAGACAGAAGGATAAAACTAAAATAGAAAATAATGCAACAACTAATATTAACGGAGGAAGTACAACAACTACTAACACAAATTCAGGAACTTCGCAAAGCGGGGGAAATCAAAACAATGGTTCAGGAGTTGGAAACGGAACTAATCCGCAAGGAGGAACGACTTCAAATTCAAATGACCCAACTACAACAGGAGGTCAGTCGTCTCAGTCACCTGTAACTTCCGGTAATAATACAACACCAAATACTAATAACTCCACAACACCAAATAATAATAATTCCTCAGGAGCAAGTAATATTACAGGTGGAATTAATTCTGTTAGATTAGATAATACCGAAAAATCTGATAAAGAAAAACTTGATGACGCACAATCATCATCATCATCATCCTCTTCGTCAACTAAAAGTAAAGTCGCAGCTGTTAAAAAAGGTAGTTTAATGATGACAGGTGATATTGTTGTAATAGGGAGTGCCTCCGGTACTGACCCTTCTCAAATAAGAGTAAATACAAGTATTATTTCATCAAACACTAAAAATACGTTTGCAAAAGGAGCGTTAGTTAACTACACAAGTCAAATTAACAACACAAATATCACATTATTTGCGTCGTATCGTTATAAAAAATCAACAACTATTATCGCAAATTCATCTATGATGAATTTTGATAAAGATTTTTTTAACACCACTTCAGTGATGGAGTCTTACCAAATAAAAAAAATCACCACAACGGTAGGGGTTAACTACACAACAGGAAATTTAGGAGATTCTAAATTCCAAAGTATCTCAACATTAGGAGGTGGTTTTGGTAGTTTTAATGTTAATAAAAAAATGGGTTTAACAACAATGTTTGTTGTCGTATACTCACCTTTTGTTTATTACTATGAAGGAATATGGTATCAATCAGGTTTATTAGCGGTCCCATTTGTCGCTGTTGACTATAAACTAACTAAAAAATTTAAACTAAACATAAGTTTTAGTGGTGTTCAACAAATAAATGACCAACCACTAAACTACCAAGTATTACTTGGAGCTAAAGCATTTTTATAACCATGAAAAAATTATTAATTACATTACTGATGTTAGGTTCATTAACATCATTCTCACAAAATTGTTACACTGTGAAAGACATTAAAAACAACGGAGAAATCGAAGGGGTTAACCCAAAAAGATTTACTTTAGGTGTTAAACAAATAACCGAAGAAATATTATCGGTTAACAATACAATATGCGAAGATGGTAAACCTGTGTCAGTCTTAATCGAAAGTATTGAAGCACCTTCAACGGGTATATCATTAGGACCATTCGAAAGAAAAAGAAAAAAAACAATAGTTACTTTAATTATCACTAAAGATGGTAAAGAATATAAAGGTGTTGGTGATTCAAATACTGATGTAAAATCAACATTTATAGAATTACAGGATGAAAATCTCCCTTTTGAAAAATCGGCATTTTCTTCGGCATTAAAAAAAGCAATACAAAACGCATTAGAACAATAAATGACAAAGTTATTCTACATATTACTTTTATTTTCAACAATCTCTTGGAGTCAAAATTTTACTTACTCGGGTTATATCTATAACTCGGTAGGTGGTGGTATTCAAAATATGGAAGTAAAGTTGTATAAAAGAACAACACCAACTTTAAATGGGTTTACCTCTCAAAATAATTATAACGGACATTCATATTATCGTTCAACCGGTTCGATGACTTGGACGGATGCAAGACAGGCGTGTTTAAACATGGGAGGTCATTTAGTTACAGTAACTTCACCCGCTGAGAATAACTTTATATTTAATCTATGGCCAAATGGTTGGATTGGATTAACAGATGAAGTATCAGAAGGTACTTGGAGATGGGTTACAAATGAACCCTTTTCTTGGTCTAATTGGAATGGTGGGGAACCAAATAACGCAGGTAATGAAGATTATATTCAATTTGTTGGTGGTGGTAAATGGAATGATTTACCTAATATTTCATTACCATATGTTTTGGAGTTTGAGTATATTGTAACATTTACGGAATGGGCATACGTAAAAAGTGTTTACACAGATTCTAATGGGAGATACTCAATTAATGAAGCTTCAAACCCTTCAGTTGAATGGTATTTACAAATTGGTACACCATCCACTCCACCTTTATTAGAAAATGTTGATGCACAACAATCAAATACCAAATCAATATCAAGAACATTAACTTCATTAGATTATTATAGATATGACGTTAATAACGATGGTAGAATCAATATATCGGATTCATATTACATTTTTATGAAAAAATCCGGTAGATTTTCTTCTTGGGAAACCTCACTTCCTAATTCAAGAATCTTCACACCATCACAATATTCAATTCTAAATTCTTCAACTACTGATTTAAGAATTTCGTATCCCGGTGTTCAAAGTTTTACCATTAATTCTCCGATAAATGGGGGGTCTTCAAATTTTTATTTAATAAGAACGGGTAAAAAGGACTAAAGGTAAAGTATTTATAGTAATAAAAACGTAAATTACTATGATACTAAAAAATGGCTCAAAAGGCGAAGAAGTTAAAAAACTTCAATCAAAATTAGGGACAACACCTGATGGTGTTTTCGGTCCCGGAACTGAAAAATTGGTTAAAGAATGGCAAACTAAAAATGGATTAACATCTGACGGGATTGTTGGTGATGGAACTTGGAAAAAAATGTTTCCGGGGGAAATCATTAAAGAAGATGTCGTTATTCCATCGGGAGGACCATTAAAATTAGAAAAATTAAAAGGACACATTCCGGAATCAGTAATTGTTCAAATTCCTGACACTGCAAAAAAATTCAACATCACTAATCCATTAAGATTAGCTCATTTCTTGGCACAATGTGGTCATGAATCAGGTGGATTTAAAGCAGTTTCTGAAAATGTAAATTATTCTGCTGATGGTCTTAAAAAAATCTTCCCAAAATACTTTCCGGGCAACTTAGCAGAATCTTACGCAAGAAACCCTGAAAAAATTGCATCAAAAGTATATGGTGGAAGAATGGGTAATGGAGATGAGGCATCAAAAGATGGTTTCAAATTCAGAGGTCGTGGTTATATTCAATTAACAGGAAAACAAAACTATACAAACTTCGCGAAATTTATCGGTGAAGATACTGTATCAAATCCTGATTTAGTCGCAACAAAATATCCATTAGCATCAGCAGCATTCTTCTTCGACTCAAACAAACTTTGGTCTATTTGTGATAAAGGAGCTGACGACGCAACAGTAACGGCAGTAACTAAAAGAGTAAATGGTGGAACTATTGGTTTACCTGATAGAATTAAGCATTTTAAAGAATATTATAATTTATTAAAATAATTTTTTGATATTTTATTTTTTTCATTACCTTTGTAAAAAAAAAATAAAACTATGGCAATATCTACTAACTTAAAAGTGGCACTTACCAACTATAAATGGGCGGTAAAAGTTTTAGAATCTTCTCAAACAAGAGAACATTTAGACTGTGCAGAAAAATGTTTTAATCTTTGGGTTATTAATCATTTGGATACCGGAGTTAATAGTATTGAATCAAAATTCTTAAGAAGATTGAGAAATAATTTTTGGAGTAGTTTTCATCAAAAAAGAATTTCTATAACATTCAAAAAAAAGTTCGTTCACAATACGACTAACTGAACTTTTTTAGAATATTAGTGTATTTATTCATACACACCACTCCTTTGAGAGTGTTCTCATATATCTTTTTCCAAAAGACCCGTAAATTTATTTTGACGGGTCTTATTTTTTTACTATCTTTGTAAAAAATATTAAAAAATGGAGCCAGAAAAAGACATATTTGAACAATGGGCGGAAAAACGTGAAAAACAACCATGGATTGTAAGAAAATTACGGTTTATTCCATTATGGTGGGACCACGAAGGGAAATATTTACATCTTGAATTCAAAAGAGGTGTAAAAAACCTAATTTATTGGTTCCCAATCATATGGAAAGACCGAAATTGGGATAGTCATTACATCTTTGAGATAATGAAACACAAATTATCGTCTCAAGCCGACTATATTGGTCGTAGAGATTTACATACTCGAGCTCAGTTAGACGCAAAAAGAATGAAATTGTGTGTTAAACTAATGAAATTGGTTCAAGATGAGTTTTATTCGTCAGAATACTCAGATTATCATAAAACAAAACATTGGTTTGAACCAGTTCCGGGTGACGAAAGATTATCATCTTGGGAATCAAGAACATTAGAGGAAAATTTTGACGATTATTTTAAAAAATACCCATTAATTTACAAAAGAGTGTTAAATGGTGAGGGTATTATTAATAGAAAAGGTCGTGAGGATGATAAACAATTAATTGCTATGAATATCGGATACATAAATCACGATAGAGTTAGAAAATTGTTATTCAAAATAATGGAAGAAAACATCGAAGGATGGTGGGATTAGTCTGACCGTAATATTTATCAATAAAATTATAAATATGGAATCAGAATCTTATATTGGTTTAGTAATTTTTGGAGGATTTATTACCACCTTAATTATATCCGCAATTGTTGAAAAAATTAAAAACAAATAGTTATGTGGAAAGTTTATTTATTGATGTTTATTGTGGTTGTTGCTTTATGTATTTTATGGGTTAACTCAATTACAAATATGCAAAAAAACCACCCTGATTATAAAGGTGAAGATTGGTTAAATTGGAATGAGGATGACAAATTAGATATTAATCTTTGGGACAAAGAAGAAAAAGAAAATAGAAAAGATTATGACGAAAATTAGAATATTTTTGTTATCTTTGTAAAAAAATAGAACTAATGAGAATAACACTTATTTCAGACACACACAACAAACACAAACAAATTACCGGTGATTTACCGGGTGGTGATTTATTGGTACATAGTGGTGATATCTCTTCAATGGGTTACGAGCACGAAATCAGAGAGTTCTGTAAGTGGTTTAATGGTATTGAAGGTTATACTCACAAGGTATTCATTGCAGGAAACCACGATTGGGGATTCCAAGACAACACTGAAGTAGTAAAAGAAATTTTGAAATTTTACTCAGGAATAACCTATCTTCAAGATAGTGAATTAGTAATAAAAGTTGGTGATGAGAGAGAAGTTAAAATCTATGGTAGTCCTTGGCAACCTTGGTTTCACGATTGGGCTTTCAATTTACAAAAAAATGGTATTGCTCTTTCAGGCAAATGGGAAGGAATTCCTGATGATACTGATATTTTACTAACTCACGGACCGGCCTTTGGAATATTAGACACCGTTGATGGTAGAAGATACGATAATTTAGGTTGTGAGTTATTGGTTGAAAGATTAGAGAGATTAAACGTTAAAATTCATAATGTTGGTCATATCCACACCGGTTATGGTTATGTTAGAAAAGGCGATACACACCATTTTAACTCAGCGGTTTTAGATGAGAGATATAATTATGCACAAAGACCAATGACTATTGATTGGAATCCGGATACAAACGAAGTAAATTTTATTGAAGATGGAAAATAAAAAAGATTTATTAATTTGTGATTGTCATTCAACTGAACATCAAATGGTTGTTCTATACGCTGAGGACGAAATTGAGGGTATAACATATCCAACGGTTTATATTCACACACATTTAACCAAACGCCCATTTTGGCAGAGAGTTGGTTATGGTTTGAGATATATCTTTGGAAGACAATGTAGATACGGAGCATTTGATGAATTTATCTTTAATCCGGAAGATTCAGACAAATTACAAAATTTGGTTGATTATTTAAAAAGAGAACATAAAGGTGGTGAATAACCACCTTTTGTTGTATTTATTAGTATGGCAGACCAAAGTAACTTTTCAAGATTTCCAAAAAAACAATTAGTTTTTATTGCGAATAAACTTATCGAAGATGGATTTGAATGGGATGATATTACTCATAACTATGATGCTGTGTATTACGACAATGAAAATATTCTTTCAAAAATATCCAAATATTTTGACGAATCAGTCGTAGAAGATGATGTCCAATTTTTTATGAAATTTTTGGAAATTAATAGTGGTTTGCTTTCTCAAATATCTAATGGAGATAAGTCAATGATAGAACAACTTATAATCCCACAATCAAAAGATTATTTAGTTGAATATACTACTAATGGTACTTGCACATTTATCGAATATTATGAAACTCGTTTCTCATGTTACGATAAAGATTGGGTGACAGATTCTTTATATTCACAAAGAAACGATGGTAATTGGGATGTTTATTCCGGTAATTTAAAAAGTACCGATTATGATAATTGGGAAATGAATGATTGGGGAATTGATAGAGTTAAAGAGGCTCCAAATAATGTCCAAGAATCTCGTAACCCAAGAAAATTATTAGAAAATACCGAAAAACTCATTCCTAAATTAGACAAAGACACTCTTGTTAGTCTAAAATTTCTTATAGACAAACAATTAAGAAATCTTTGATTTTCTTGTAGTTTTTTTCTTAGCTTCTTTTGCTAAATCTCCTAAAGTTTTCTTTTTAGATGGGTCAGACCATTCATACCCCTTTTTATGCCTAATTTCGACCTCTACAGGTCCAAAAGTTGTTATAGATGAGTCATATTTCCAAATGGTAGTACTTTGTTCATCCTCGTAAACTACTTGTCTTTTTGTATTTTTAGTAACTTCTATTGCCATAGGTGCAAAGATATAAAATTATATTAAATCTTTCAATCTGTCACCATATAAATTTATAACTCTTTTTAAAAAAGCGTCAGGATTTTTTCTAATATACTCCAAAACATCATAACGAATATTTTTTGAATATTTTCCAAATAATTCAGCAATTTTATCAGCTTTTTGACCTCTTTCTTTGTTATACCTAAAGTTATTTATTTTATTTACATCTATAATCGGAAAAGTAATAGTTTTTCTATTTCCTGATAGAGCATCATTATGAGATAATGATATCGAAGAACTAACTTTACCTGAATTTGCTTTTCTCAACAACATATCCATAACTTCTTCGTTATTTTTTACAGTGTATTCAATAACATTTCCCGTTTTAGGTAATACTCCAAATATCCAATTTACATTATTAAAAGAAACTTGCATCATTTGATTTTTATAAAAATCATATTCAGGTCCTTTTTTCATTAAATCATATGGTTTTTTAATACCTTCAACTGATAATGTATCATCTTCTGAAATACCTTGTAACGCAACTTTTAAACCTTTATTTAATGACCCTAGTGAATATCTTTCCCCGGGAATTGTGAGTTTAACAGAATAAGGAACCCCTTCAATCATAATGTCAGCCATAGTACCTTCTCGATTACCTTCAGTTGTTGGTATTGCAACTCCACCGGTAAATAACCCAGCCATCAAACCTTCAAAGAAGAACCCACGACCATCAGTTTCCTCTTGTAAACTAATAAAATATTGATAAAATCGAATTCTATCAACCATTTTTTTAACATCTAAATTTAAATTAACGTCAGTCCCGTCAGTAGAAAAATCATAAGTACCAATACCCTCAGAATTTAATATTTTTGGTATAACCTTAGCCGCTTGTGTTTTACTTTTTGGAATTGGGGAAATTGTCGGCATAACAACCTCTAAAGATTTTGCTACATCTACAATATTTTGTTCCTTCAAATATAATTTATATTGAGATTCGGTAATTTTAATTTTCATATTTATAAATACCTCAATAAATAAAAAACCCCTCGGTTAGGAGGGGTTAGTTAATTTACTCTTCAGTTTCTTCACCTTTGTTTTTGTTAATCCATTTGTCAACCGAACCGATTCCAAATGAACCTAAAACTAACCACATAAAGGCGTTGAAGATAAACTCGTTTATTACTAGGTCTTGACCTAAATAACCTGTGACAATATCCGCAATTGCGAATATACTCATCATGATGAAGGCTAAAAAGCCAACAACACTTTTTTCATTAATTGAGTTCTCATCATTGAATAACTCGCTAAAAAATTTTTTCATAGTATTTGGTAATTTACTTAATAATAAATATCAAAAAAAGACTATTTATCTAAAAAACTTATAACATGGCAAAAGTTAATACAGGTTCAAATTCATCAGTTAAATTAGAGACTTCAAAAGTTAGTCGTCCGGGGGTTCATTCAAAAACTAAGACATCTAAGTTAAAACAATCTAAAAACTACAAGAAATCATATAAAGGGCAAGGAAAATAACCTATCTTAATTATAAAATTTTGTTATATTTCTTATTATGCTAGATAAGAAACGAAGGTTCTTTCGCCTAATAGAAAGTTATATTAATGATTTCCGTGGAGACGCAGTTAGGGAATTCTATGGGGATAAGGCACGAATAAAAATTCATACAATGACTCATAGTTTTTCAACAAATGTTTTATTATTTGAAATTGTGGTTGTTTTAGGGGAGACAATTAACGAATCTGTTATGGATGACACACTTGCAAGTGTTTTAATTCAAGATTCTATGGTATATTTTTACCCTGAATCTAAAATACAAACTTATGTAAGGTTTGATTCTTAAATATTTTTACTACTTTTCAATGTTGCGTGAAGTTCGTTGTTTTCTTTTTGTAAGAATTCAACTTTAATTGCTAATTGAGCAACTGATTCTGTTAGTTTTAAGATAGTTTCTCTCATAATATCCTTCTCTTTACTACTTTCTTGTAATAATACTTCTAATTTACCAATTCTATCTCTACAATCGTGTCTGACAAAATCTTCATCTTTTTCTTTTCTTAACGCTCTTTTTTCGTAAAATCTCCAAGCACTTGCAGAACCTAATACGGTCAACGCTGTAATTAAGACGGTCCAAACTGATTCATTTTGCATATTTTAAACTATTTCTAAATAAATATACGATTGTTGATAAAAACATGAAACTTTGGTCGGGAAGGGAATAATTATTATTCTTAAAAGAATAATAATATAATAATAAAATATAATAAAAAAGTAAAAAAGAAAAATAAGCACTAGTACTAGAACTAGTTAGGCGAAATCTACACAACATTCAAAACCTAACACACCCTCCAAAGTTTCTTGGACATTTGTTGGTCTATAAGATTCTCTCGGTAATGGTGATTTAATTTGGACAAACAATGCAAATGAATCCGGAACCCATTTACTTAAATTTTTATCATACTTAAACGTGGGTGTCATATCAAAATCACATATTGTAACCCCGCTATATGAAATCCCTAAAACCGTTTCACATAATCGTTTTACTCTATCTTTGTCCATGTCATATCTGAATTTAGAATGACAGAATAAACGTGTTTCTGTCTCCACGTATTGGGTTCGATTAGAGATAAGAACTTATTACCTTTAACATCTTCATAGAGGTGGTAAATTTGACCAATAATGGGTTCAAAACGATAAGATGACTCATAGACCTCTTGGTTAAGAATAAATGAATTATAAAGGTTCTCTGCGTCTCGCATGAGTTCTTTATATTTTGTGTCATAAATTTTGTTCACCCGGTCGGTCCCGTTTTTCTTAAATGATGTTAAGTCGGGTACATCTATCTTTGGGGCACCAACATGGGATGGGTACGAAAGTAAATTCGCCTTTAACTCTACCTTGTCGATGTGTGATTGTGTTGACATAAAAAAAAAGTGTCCCTAATAGGAACACTAATTATAAATTATATTTTTTGAAAGTTCAACTTATTGACCTTTAATCATTGAGATACCGTGTTTCAGGAATTCTTTAGCTCTTGCAGATACATGATTCATCATATAAACCTTTTCGATGTCTTTGACTAACTCTTCACCATGTTCATTCTCCTTATAAAGTTCAATGATTTTATCCATAGCTTTATTACACTCTTTCTTTGTTTCATCAAAATAGTTGTAAGGTTTGAATCCCTTTAAATGATTCATAATTTCAGACGCTAAATGTTCTCCACCATCCGAAACTTTTGGGTGTAATCTAAGAGTTTTCAATAATTCAAGTTTATCAACTAATCCGTTAACACCATTTCTTCTAATTGTAACACCATCAATATAATCTTCTGATTCATCGTCACCCATTATATCATCCAATGTTTTAACATTTCCACCGTGGCAGAATTTTCTATCTTCTTTTTCTTCAGATTGTTCAATCATATAAAGTTTCTTGATTGAATCAATTTCTGATTCCGTAATTGTAAATCTTTTAGTTCCCATGTCTATAAATATATCAATAATTATATTATTTCATGAAGAAACCTCATTTTTTCTTCGTTAGTTAGTTCTTCTGTTGTAAAAGAGAATGGGTCATACCCTAAAGTTAGGAAAAATTGTTTATGATATTCATAAACTTTTTGTGCGGTTTTAAATGTATAAACGGAATTAAATTTAAAAGGATGTGTAGTTATATATTCATTTTTTGTTAAATAATTTTTAATATAACCTGAAGACCATAATGGACTTCCACTAATAAAATCAATTTTACCCATATCCTCAACAATATTTTCAATACGAATATAATTTTTAGGTATCGTTGTGTCAAAATTATATTTTGAAATATAATTCTCAATAACTGATTGTCTAGGACCAATATAATTGTTTAATTTCGGTATTATTTTTTTTATTTTAAATAATTCGTCAATAAAATTTGAAAATGTAAAAACAGTTTGGTCATGATTATATTTATCATAAACAGAAGATACACCAACATTTACAAACTTTAAATAAATCCCTAAGATACGGTCATATGGGTTCCTAATACTACTTACAACTTGGTAATCATTAAATTTTTCAGGTGGTAATATTATCTGATGAGATTGATATGAATTCCCAACAGTTGATTTTGGGTAGTTAAGAATAAACTCAAAATCGAAATGTTTAAAAATATGTGCGGTCGCTTTAGTGCCACATCTTTCAGGTGCCCACCAAATTGTTTTATGTTTGTGAGAAATATTCATATTAGGTATTTATTTGTATGAAAAACATTATTTTAACTTTAGGATTTATTCTAATGTCTTCACTATTATTTAGCCAAGATACTATTAGAATCAAACACACTAATTATACGACAGTATTTAGTAAAACTAAACATTACCCGGTCTTAGTTGAGTGGTGGACGACAAAGTCCATGGTTACTTGTAAAACTCCTCTCAAACGAAAAGATAATTTTAAACCGGACCCTCAATTGCCAAAAGAAACAGATTTATTAAAAGATTATGTTGGTAGTGGTACCGACCGAGGTCATATGATGCCAGCGGCAGATAATCTTTGTCAAACACCACAAGTTCAAGATGAATGTTTTTACTTTTCAAATATGTCAGCACAATATCACTCGTTAAATGCTGGTGATTGGAAGTCATTAGAAACATTAACTCGTAAGTTGGCAACTGAACAAGACAGTATTAAAGTTTGGTGTGGGAATGTTGGTGAGATTAAGAGAATTGGTAGAGTCTCAGTTCCTAAACAATGTTGGAAAGTTGTTTACATTAAAAAAAGTAACACATACTACTCATATCTTTTTGATAACACTACAAATAAACCAGATGGGATTGAAAATAATTTAGTTAAAATTGAAGTCATTGAGAAGTTAACCGGATTTAAATTTAATGTAAAATAAAATAACCCCTCTTCGGAGGGGTTATTTATTAATATAATTTTTGTGAATCATTAAAGAGTCTTTTCATTTTAGCTTCGATTAAATTGATTTTTTGTTGGTCAGCATCTGAAACCTCAAAATTTTCAGCCTTAATTTGTCTTACTTCTTCTTGCATTCTTTGATATCTCATTATCATATCATTATACAATCTTGCTTTTTCGTCTTGGGTTAAATTCGCCATATTTTTGTCTTTTTATTAAATGTATTATTTTTTTTTGGATTGTAACTACTCTTTTGTTTCTTTTTTATGTTTTTTCCATTCCAACCAAAAAGCAACCAACACCAAAATATTCATTCCAAATGACGCGATTATTTCATGGATATCTTCATAAACATTCACAGTTAAATGTACGTGACCAACAACCCAAAATGGAACCGCTAAATTGGAACCCATCCAAACTATTGCAAATTTTAAAAAATCCATATTAAAAATCATTAGTTTTAATCATATCCATATTTGTATTGAACACACTAAACCTTATTAATGTCTTATCGTTATCGATACCAAGATAAGGTAATAATCTTCTTACATGGTGGTCAACCATCCAATGTTCATCAAATTGGGGAATGTTCCCAAAAACATCACCATATTCTATAGGTTGATTCAAATAAATGTTTAGATGTAAAGTATCCTCAAGGACATCTAAAGGTTTATTACTATTGTGAACTTCGATTTTATCGACAATAGGATAAATGTTTTTGATAACATCACTATTAAGTAATTTTTCAAGTCCTTTTATTTGTGTGTTCTCTATCATAAGTAATAATCTATTGTGTTAACGGGAATTTTAAACGTTTCGACAAACCACTCTTTAAACCCTTCTTTCCAATTATCATTAAAATAACCTTCTAATGAGTTAAGAAGTCCTTGGTCTTCAATATACAACATTGGACTTAGTGGTTTTCGGTAATCTGAAGCTCCGGTCCAATAGTCTTCACCATATAACCTGAACAATGTTTCATCATCCATATAATCACCAAGATAAAATTCAATAGCGTCTTGTTCGTCTCCATCCTCAGTTAAATGAGTCCAATTAATATTCTCAACATCAAGAGTACTATTTAAATAGTTTTTTACCGTTTGATTTAATTTACTTTCCGTTATTATGTATTTCATTTTAAACTTCTAAATATTGCCAAGTCACGCCTAACCAATAGTCACGCCCTTCTCTTAATCCGGTATATCCGGTAACAGACTCAATTAACGTGTCCATTTCATTTCCGTTGTTGTAATTACTAGCGTCATAAACCAATTCAAAATAAGGATAATCACCATCATAAGTTGACCTCATTTCTTTTATGATATTAAGAACTGGTTGTGGGTGAACAGTACTATGAGCAAAAAAAGCGTCTAATAATTTTTCAACTTTTTTACTATCCTTTTTCATGTTATGCGATATATGGTGGTTTTGGACTACTTCCTTTTAAATAACCATCTGCAACTTTGGCCAATAAATCACCTGTACCCCAAGTTTTAAGTCCTTTCATTCTAGATAACTCAAATAGACCTACATCATTTTTAAGACCATCAATAATATCATTATATCTTCCATTTTTTAATGTCTTACAAGTAGATTGAATACCATCTCCCTGTGTTTGGTAATTTTTTACACCAACACTATTATAATTTGTTGCCCCAGCCATTTTTTGTGTAGTGTTAAATGGATTATTAGTAGCCTTACCACCTTCCGCTTGTCTCCAAGCATACATAAATGACATATTATCTTTAGTAGGTTTTGCACCAACACATGATAAAACTTCTTTATAGAAATCATCATCTGTTGTTGTTATTGATTTTATATCACTTTCTTTATCACCTAACATTGACGGATTGTCCTTAATTTTATCAGTTGAATCTGTAGAAGTGGATGATTTAGGATTCAATATTTTACCTACATAATCTTTAATGATGTCAGCAGCATTTTTACCTGTTACTTGTTTTGAAATCATATCAATTAAATCTTGTTCAGTTAACCTAACTTTATATTTTTTTCCCATATCTATAAATAGTTTTATTATATAAATATAACAAAACCCCCATACGGGGGTTTTTTTAATTTAATATGGTAATTGAGTTGATTTTATCACCTTGTTGAATTGAATCGACAATTTCTAACCCTTCAGTTACTCGTCCAAAACAAGTATGGTTACCATCTAAATGTTGAGTACCTTGTCTACTATGACAAATGAAGAATTGTGAACCACCTGTATTTCTTCCGGCATGTGCCATAGATAATACTCCTCTATCGTGGAATTGGTTTGATGAAGTAACCTCACAAGGGATGTTATATCCCGGACCACCACTACCGGTTCCGTTTGGGCATCCTCCTTGGATTACAAAATTAGGGATAACTCTATGGAAATTTAATCCATCATAGAATTTTTTTTCAATAAGGTCTTTAAAGTTTTTTACGGTAATTGGAGTCTCATTATCGTATAGTTCGGCAATCATGTCGCCTTTGTCTGTAGAAAATTTTACTTTAGTCATATGTTATTTTTTTGGAAAATATATGAAAAGTATTGTATATTGTCAATTAATAATCAATGTCCGTGTTCTCCATCATTATAACTTCAACATCTAATCCAATATAATTTTTTATTTTATCACGAATCAATAATTGATATTTTGTTTTTGATTTACTCATTAGATAATTTTTTAATGGAATTAAAACATATATGGAACCAGTCGATGAAAATATAACTTCAACTTTTATCGCCAATGGGACTTTAATATCTTCAACTATTTCTTTAATTGTGGATATTATTCTTTCTTTTTGTTTTTCACTGATAATGACATCCATACTATTCAGGATTTAACGAATATAATCTAATGAAATTTCTTCTTAATTTTTCACCCATCTTATTTATTGTTGGTTGGAAATATTTCATTAAATCCAAGATATTTTTGGTGTTCATTATTTTTTTATTCAAGGGATTGTTGTAACCCGTCTTTTTACTAAATTCATAGTAAGCAATAAAATACGTGTGAAGAGTTTCTAAAAGGGTGTTTTGTTCTTCTTGAGGTAAATCCTCAATAAGTTCTAAGATGTATTCATAATAATCGTTAGCATCAAAGTTAATCATCCCTTGGCAATATTGCCAATATTTTGTAGTTTTGAATTGTTCAAACGGCATTCTTAATCTTTTACTATAAGCTTCTTGAGACATCGCTCTTACTTCGTAAGGTTCAGACATATATAATAAAGATAAAAATTGTTTCCACACAGAAAGAACTTCTTTATTTATTCCAGTATCAATCATCTCAAAAGGTTTTTTCATAAATGATAATGTAGTATCTAACCCTTTTTCACCTTTTAAAGCTCTGTTGTAATACTCATACATATGATTAAATTCATGTAATACCGCATCCCTAAAATCATACAACATCTCGTCAATATCTTCAAAATCTTTATTGATTATAAATTGAAACTCAAAACCTGCAACCAATGACATATGAATCTCATCCGAAAAACTTTTTGGTAAATATTTGCTAGGTTCTTTTATATAAGAACCATTATCAATCATATCAGCATAAGCTAAAACTTGGAATCCTTCAGGTATTGGATTCTCATCCAATCTTTCAAAAGAAAATTTAATTATAATCTCTTCAATGGGTAGTTCAATAAAATCTTCCAAATTAGATTTATAAATTGGGAAAATGTCTTTTAGAGATATTTTAAGTGTTTCCTCTATTTTTTTATCTGAATTAAATAAACTTTTAACTTTTCCACTAACAAAGTCGTAAATTAGATTTGTAAATGGGATAGACGCACGGGAAACCCCTAAGTCTTCGTTTAGTAATTTGTATTGTGATTCTGTAATGATATATTTCATATTTTATAAATACCTAAATAACCATATTTGACTTATTAATCATTATTTAATATTATTCTAAAAAAAAACTATGATATACTTAAATGTAATTTTAACCGTCCTTTGTCTTATTTTAATTTCTTTTCTTATATTAGCCATTTATTTAGTGAAGGAGTATAAAAATAAATTTAAACAATTCCCATCTCAAATGAATCCAACTTGGGGTAATATTCCAAACTCTCCTGAAGATTTAAATGAAATGACCACTAAATTAATGAAAGAATTATTTAAAGGTAAATAACATTATGAGAAACATAAATAATCACTTATCGGAGGCCATAACGGATATTGAAACAACTAAAGGGGCAACTAAAGAATTATTTCTATTAAGAGGATTACCGGGAAGTGGTAAGTCAACATTGGCAAAATCAATAAGTGGTATTCATTTTGAAGCGGATATGTATTTTATGAAAGATGATAAATATCAATTTGATATTACTAGATTAAAAGACGCGCATCAATGGTGTCAAGAAGGTGTTGAAAAAGGTATGACAGTTTTAAATCAGTCGCGTATTGTAGTGTCAAACACATTTACACAGGAGTGGGAAATTAAACCATATTTTGACTTAGCTGAAAAACACGGATATAGAGTTTATTCTTTAATCGTTGAAAACAGACACGATGGTGTTAATGAACATGGGGTTCCGGAAGATAAATTGAAAATAATGAAAAATCGTTTTGAGGTAAAACTTTAATTCATTACATTATTGCAATCCCTACTTGAGAACTGAATCCAAAATACGGAAGATATTGTTCTAAGTCTTTTTCAATATCTTTCTTTTTTAGAACATCTTTCCATTTTATCATAACATTAGAATCAAATGGATGTCCAACTTTAATATAAATGTAAAATCTTGCTCCCGGAAATAAAGTATCTCCAGCTCCGGTAATTGTTTGAATATCATCTAATTTAAACCAAATATCATCAGAATATCTATGAGCAATTTCAAGACCTTTTTCAGATTTTAAAAATTTCTCAAACATTTTGAGTGACTGATTTACTTCTTCTCTTGTCATATGTTATAAATACGATGATAAATAAAAAACCCACCTATTGGTGGGTTCTATTATTTTTTTGGATAATACTTTTTACCTTCAAAAAAGATAAATTTTGTACCAACGGTGTTTATCAAAGATTTGGAAACTTCCCAAGTTTCTTCGAGACCTTCAAAAGGTTTTAAGATAATTTCATTTTCTTCTACTTGGATTGTTCCTACTGTATCACTCATATTTAATTATAATCTTTTTATGAAAATAAGAAATAATGAATTGAGCATTTTATATTTTATCAAATGTCAATTCAATGTCACCACCTTGCTCAAACTCATTCCAAGATAAAAGGGTTTCTCCACCATTAGAATTTTGGGTCCAACTTTTTCCATTTGCAACTGCCGTCATAGAAATTGTTTGGTCATCACTTGCCATCCATCCTCTATCAACATAAACACCTGCCTCAGGTCCGAAACTAACCCCACCTTGCATATACCATTGATTTGGTACTTTCCAAAATCTAATTGATGTTGAATTGTTTGGTTCAGTTGTATTCCAACTAAATTCACCTCCATTAGGTTGTATCACCTCTTGCGGTGAATAATTATTTACCGTAGTTATTGTATAATCGGTATTATTCTTAATTGTTACATTTACGTTCCACATATTAATCGCATTTACAAATGCCGTCTCCACCCTTTTTGGGATTACAAACGCATTCTTTTTTTTCTTTTTGAGGTCCGGTTAAAAGAGTATATCCCTTAAACGTTTCCATTATTGCTTTTATTTCTTCAACATTACCACCTTCACTAAAAATGGTTATTGTTTTGTCTTGACTGTTGATTGTATATTCCATGTTAATTACCTACTCTTAATATGTCCGTATTATAACCTAAACCACTCATTAATTCATTAACATCTTTAGTAAAATCACTTGAGTTTCTCCATGCATTACTTTTATAAGTTAATGTGATATACCCCCCAACACTATTATGAGATGGTCCAAATTTCACTGAATGTAATATATGAGAATTAGGTAGGGCTCTAATTTTCTTTTTTATTTCTTTATTTAATGTTTTTGTAATCCACTCATCAATACCTTCATATACAAATGAACCACTTATATTTAAATCTAATTTTCCATGTGTGGGACTACCAAGTTCAACTCCAATAAAATTAGTTAAGGTTTCGGCAAATTCTGCAGATAAAGCGGTTGCATTATATTTTTCATCTGACTTATCATGAATTGCTTTATCCCAATCGACAATAAAACGACCATACACTGAATAAGGAGATTTTTCGGTTAACTCTAAAGTTATCCATTCAGGTAAGTTTAACCTATCGGTAAAAAAGGTAATTGCCTTTTTAAACTTATCAGTAAAAAGACCTTCTTTTTTAAGGTTCGGCATTTTGTGAACACCTTTTATTGCCAACTCTTTTCCAACATTAGCCATGTTACGATAAGAGCCATAATAACGGGAATTATTTTCAATACCATAATCTTCAATAAATTCATTAATATGATTTTTAATCAATAATGAAAGAGGGTATTGTCCTACTTCATCACCGTGTGTTTTCTTAACCCATGGTCTAAAGTAATTAAGGAAAACCTCAATAAAGTCTTCATCCTCATATTCACTTGGATTAAAATTTTCCAAAACTGTTTTCACAATTCTCTCAAGGTCAGATTCGGTAAGTGTGTGTATTCTTTTCATTACCTATAAATAGATTTATAATTAAAAAACCCTTATAGTTAAGAATTATTTTTTGGTTTGGTTAAATCTTGGTTTTTCTGATTTCTTTTCTTTTGGTAATTCTATTTCACAACAAGGATTACTATTCCCCGCGAATGAATTAATTTCTCTAAGTAGTGAATCACTTAGAATACTACCATACAAATTATTGTAATATGACACTAAATCACCAAATACATATTCATTTTCCATATTTATTTTTTTTTTAATTTACCAATAAACCGGTGAAATCGGTTCTTTGTGATTTTCACTCATTTCTATAATCATGTATCCACCATCACTTTCCGTGTAAGTTTGGTGCTCCCACTCTATTCCACAAAATTTTGATAGGCTAACTAATTCGGGGAATAATCCACTACCATATCTAATCTTTAATTTCCAAACATAATTGTAATATTCATAATGATGGTGAGGTCGGGTACACTCTAAAGATAAATTTGTAAAACGTTTATATGATGGTAATACACATTTTAGGATATACTCAAATTGTTCCCACTTGTTCATCTCTAAATGTTATCAATTAAAACAAATCCAACAAGACCTTCAATGTATTTTATAACTTCATCTTCTGAACAAGAAATAAGGGGTTTAAATTCAATTCTATTTTCATCTTCACTCGCGAATGGAATGAATTGTAAATCATCTAACACCTTTCTACAATTGATTTCAACTCGGTCTTTCTCCATGGTCGGGTCCAAGATGACATCAATTCCATTTGACAATTTTTTTCTAAAATCATCGTATAGGTCAGGGTGTAATAATATCTCAAGTTCCGGATGCATCATTATTGTATCGGCACCTCCTCGTTTTGATGATTGGTGTATCTTATTCGATACTACCATTATTTTGTTGATAAGAGTTTTATTCCACTCTCGTTGGGCGTGAGGTGTCGGTTCTTCAACTCCCATCCATCCACGTAAATCCCATTCTTCAATATGTGAATTTTCCATAAATTATCTTTTGGGTAAAGATATGAAATATTTTTTAAATAAAAAACCCTTCGAGGTGAAGGGTTGTGTATTTTAACGTTTTGTCGGAATTCTTCGAATTGAAACTGGGACATCGAACATATTGACAATCTCGTCCCAAGTATCATCAACCAATCCATCATATTCATCTCTATTAAGAGGTCTTTCAGTATTAACCCAAATTGTGATGGCATATTCATCTCTATCAGTTAACCTATAAACCTTTGCGTCATGTATTAATTCATTTTGTGGTGTTAAAACATTATCCAAATATTTTTGAATTAATTTTAATTTTCTTTCTTCGGGAGAATATTTGGATTCGGTTTCAATAATATTTGATGTTTTGTTAATCTTATGATGTAACTCCCAATCAATAATTGATTCCTGTAATACTTTCTTTATGACTTTTTTTAGTTCCATATACAATAAATACTACTCGACGTGCTTTACATCATATTTGTTATTCATCTTGAACCATTTCGATATTAAATTGAAATAATTATTCTTAATGAATTTTGGACCATATTTTTTACCCAATTCTAATTTAACCCTATCTGATGTATAAATGGTTTCGGTTTTGATGTCAAACAAGAAATGTTCGTTAGTCCAAGTTTGTTCGGCTTTATCATATGTCATATAAGGATAACCATATTCATCCTCAATCATTTTTACAATCTGTTTTTCAATCTGTGTCATTCCAAAATAATAAGAAAACAAAATGGAATAAAAAACCCCGCCAATTGACGAGGTCGATATTTTAAAGTTCTTTTTTCAAACGACTAAGAATTTCGTTATTCTTATCCATTCGTTTTAAATCTTTTAGAGTGTTTGCTCTGTTCTTTTTTGGTTTCCCGGGTTTCTTCGATTTTGACATGTTAAGTATTTCACAATAAATACTCACTATTAAATAATTAATTTTATTAGTTTGGCTCGTAAAAAAAAGTTTGTTCTACCATACCCCTGTTATCCAAAATGTATTTTGATAAGTCTTTTACCCTATTTTTGATTTCATTACTCTCAAAATCATTCTTAGGTAAATTATCGTACTTTAACCCAATTCCAACCCGATAAAGAATAACATAACCCATATCTGTTGTTGAAATATGAATATCTTTAATTTCAGGATATTCATCTTTCAACATTGATAGTAAAAATTTCTTTAACGAGGTCTCAATCATAATAATTTTTAATTGTAGAATCCTTCTTCAACCGGAGAACCATTAAATATGTGCCAAACAGCACTATATTCAGTTTTAATTGGGTCTATGTAATGGTAGTAACCATTTCCAACCTCAACAGTTAATTCAGAGTCTGAGTACACCACTTGACTTGTTTGTAAACATGGGTAACAATTCCCTACAATTTGATTACAAGAATCACATAATCCTAAATCCTCAGCATAAATTGTGAAAGTTGGTTCTAATGTTGCAAATGCATCTTCTTCAGTACTGGCAGATGAAACCACAAAACTTATTGTTGACATAATATTATATTTTAATAATAAATATCAAACATAAATCATTTCTTATTCTAAAATTTTCTTCCCTAAAATAAGTGGAGATGCGGTCTCGTGCTTTGCAACCGTGAAATGAGAGTCGTATTCTTTAATAATCATCGTAGAATCCGTTTTAAATGTTTGACTGTATTTTGATAATACATACTCTCTAACTTTGTTCTGAATTTCTTGTGTCATTTTATTTTTCTTTTAGGTTATAAATTATTCCACAAAGATATAAAAAGTTTTTGAATAAAAAAATTAAGATTGGGTAAATTTTACATCAACACCATATTTCCATTCAAACCATTCAGATATAAATTTATATGCCTCTTCATCGTTAGGGAAAAATAAATCCGAGAATCCACGACCGAATGAACTATTAACATATAGTCTTCCATCGGTATGGTCGTACTCCATCATAACCTCATCTTCAATATCATCTACTTCACCAGGATGATAGATAATAATAAACTCTTCGAAGTCAGATTCGGACCCAACTCTATTTTCAATATATTCTTTTCTTAGGTCGTTTAACTTACTTTCTTTTATTATGTATTTCATATTTAATAAATACCACGGGTATTTTAATTATATTTGTGATTCGGCAACTACCACAACATTTGATAATTCCCAACCTGCATTACATAATTTGTCATTATAACAATCTCCGGTAAACCATGGACTATTATAAGGACCTTTAGGTGAGTACCCTTCCCAATATGATGGAGTTATCCACCATCCAACTGACATACTTGATTTTAATGAAGACATATTAATAGTAGTTCCATCGGCACCACCATTATTTAACACATCGTATATTACAGTACTTTTCCCATTTTGAGAAACGGTGATTGTCATATTAGTATAATCGGAGTTAAAATCAATCTCCATATCAAATGGAATAGTTACGTCAATAATATCAACTAAACTATGAGTTCCGTTAGATGAGTTATTAGATAAATTACTTTGAGTGTAACAATCATCATCCATTAATGCATCAGTATATGAATATTCAAATCTTTGTTGATTGTTTAAATGAATCGTTTGTTGGAATATTCTATTTCCGTTGGTTTCTAAAAAGTCAATCTCATTACAATACGGGGCACCATTATTACCAGCGTCACAATAGTTAGTTCCTTTAGGTTGAGTTGAACTATTCACCATGTAAAACGACGCGTTTAACCAATTGTTTTTTTGAATTTCAGTTGGTGCCATTCCTGATAGGTCAATTGTTGCGGTAATTCTGGAGATATTTTTAAACCCATGAGTTGAAACAACTCTACCGGCATTAAAGGTAACAGTTGAATTTTCAATTATTGGAGTTGCGTTACACCAATCACTGGTCCAATCTTCTTCAAATGTAACATTGTAAGTTGTTAATGATGATAATGACGATTTTTTATTACAACCAAATAGTTTTTTAATTTGTTCGTAAATTTTAATAATTTTTTCCATTTTTTTTAGTTTATAATAAGTAGTTTCTTTAATAAAAAAACCCACCGATTAGGGTGGGTTTGTTTTTATTTTAACATTTCGTAAGCTCTAGATAATCGTGTTAATCCAATTCCCGCACCAAATCTTGGGAAGAAATCATGAGATAAAAACTCTTCAAGTTCTTTTTCAACCCTTTCTTTACCAAATAGTTCAAACAACTTGGATGAATAACCTCCACCTTCAATGGTATAAAACATTTCTCTCATCTTTTCAACATCACAACTTCTCTCAGCAGAACCAATTGTTTCTTGCCCAAACATAATAACATCAACTTTATTAAAAATGTTATCTTCCCCGTGTTTCATATTCCAAAAGGGGTTAGTTCTTATTGGAAAATTTTGAAGTGATACAATAGGTCCTTTTTCTTTCCACATTCTTGATTCGTGTTCATCTTCCAATATTCTAACACCACCATATTCCTCACACACATCTTCATAATTAACCTCAATCGGTGTTTCAAATCCAAGATGTTCAAGTAAGTCTTGTTCTAATTTCAACATTGTGTTCATGTCTCCTTTAGATTCAAATTCAAACATTGGAAAAATCAATTCATGACGACCGGGAATAGGATTTTTCTCTTCTCTATATGAAGTTGAGATACAAAATACTCCGTCCCATTCAGGATTTTTTAATAATTCATACTCCAACCACATCTGTCCGGTTTGTGGTAATGGCCATATTTCACCACTATATTCGAATGTTTTTACCGAATGTGGATTTTCACATGCTGCCAAGATTGATAATCTACTTTGTGTAGGGACTTCCTTAAAGTTTCTCTCAAGGAAAAAACTTCTCATTTTTTGTACCAGTTCGTGGTAAGTTTCTGTGTTTCTCATTTTTTTGTTTTTAATTTATTTATTTATGTTCACATACGGGCAAAAAAAATCCCTTCAAATAATGAAGGGATTAAAGACAACCAATATCGGTTGTAATATTATTTGTATTTCTATTTTTTTTCTTTTTATACATTGATAATAAGTATATATGAATTGTCTAAAAATACAATACTTTTTTTTATTTTTTATTTTCTTCTTTTACTAATGGTTTTGAGTCACCAAGTTTAGAATTAATTAATTTTGAGAAATTCTCAGTCATAACTTTCATTCCTCCTGTGTGTTGTTCACGGATGGCATTTTTTTCTTCTTCAGATAAATTATTCAATATGTGTTTCATATGTTCGTTTTATTATAAATAGTTTGTTATGATGGAAAATAATTGTCAAACACCCTATTATAGTGGAAAATAAAGGACAATTAACCTTATTTTTTACTTTTTAATGGAAAATTTAGTAAATTTTGTGAACTTTAATCCCATAATTCTCCAAAAACCACTCCTCCATTGTTGTTTTGGTTCTAACCCAACCTAAATCAAAAACATTTTCAAGGTGATTTACAATATGTTTTTTAAGTCCCGGTATTTCAATATACAAATTACCTGAATCCGTGGAATAATAAAAAATCACTTTATTATTTTCATTAACAAAATGCTTCACATTAATTCTTGGAGAGTCTATTTCTTTTAATCCACCAAAAAAACCTCCAATGTATTTGGAAATAAACTTATCTAATTGGTTTTCTGTTATAACGTATTTCATCTTAAGCACACATTTTCTTATGATACTTAACCAAGTAATCACCAAACTTGTCTACAAAATAATAGTAGAGAGAATCATTTTCTTCAGGTTTTAAAACGTAATCAAAGTCATTAACAAAGTAATCGTGATACATTTCAACCAAAGAATCACAGGCATTACTAACAAATTCACCAATATCATCATACTCACATAGGTCGGTCATCTCATCAAGAATTCCCCACTCCAAATCATTCATCATGTTTTTAAATGGTAATCTTCTTCGTACTTCCGGTGATAACGATTCTGTTAATAAAACGTATTGAGATTCAGTTATAACATATTTCATAATGATAAATACTCAACAATAAAAAAACCCACCTCAATGGGTGGGATAATTTATTAACCTCGTCTTCCTGATGATGTTCCTCGTCCACCACTTTGTGGTCTAACTGACGGAATTTCAGTTCTTGTTGATTGTGGTCTAACCGATGGTGTTTCAGTTCTTGTTGATGGTTGTCTAACTGATTCCGTTCTCACCTGAGGACTTCCTCGATACCCATTATTTCTCGCAACCCTAAATCCTTGATTATAATATACCGGATGTGAATAATAATAGTTATGAATTCTTGGTCTCCAATAAGGGTCATCAAAATAGAACCACCAATTATTACCAAAATACCAATTATTCCCCCAATAAAATCTCCAATTATTATAATAATATGGGTCTAATTGGTTTGAAAAAGAAGATAATGGGACTTGAACTTGTTCTCCTAACTCATTAACCGCCAAGATATGTGTTATTCTTGGTTGATATGACACGTTTTGATAATTACCACAAGATGATAATGTTAAAATCAAAAACAATAATGATATAATTTTTTTCATAATATATTTTTTATTATAAATATCAATAATCATTCCAAATAAAAAAGGTTAAGTTTCCTTAACCCCAAATTTAATTGTATCCTCAAGATAATTATAAAACGATTTTGTTCTATCTTCTTTATCGTGATAATAATTACCATAACCTATTAGTTCTCCACTTTGGTCAGGTAGTGGTTGGGTTTCTTTAATACCGGTTTCAATAATAGTCTCAACATTACCATCAGTAATGTTTTGTCTCAAAATAGTTTTCTTAATGCCATTTTGTATAGTGTCTTCAACCATTACCTGTGGCATATACTCGGTGTTGAGAGTTTCCTTAACACCATTATCAATAACATCATCAATCATTTTTGTGTAACTACTTGAGTTATTTTCATCCATCCATTCAATTGTTGACATAATGTCACCATCTTTACCAAGTGTTTTTGTTTCTTTCACACCATTTTTAATAACACCCTCAACCCAACTTTTATTTTCGTTATCATTAAATTGTGTCAACTTCACCCCATTTTGAATGGTGTCTTCAATAACTAAAGAACCATCTATTCGTAATGATTTATTAGTTTCTTTCACCCCATTTTCAATTATATTTTTAACTGTGAGTTGTTTATGTCCTTGATTAAACATAGTTTCCTTCACCCCATCTTGAATAACATCTTCAACAAGGTTTTTAACCCCTTGTTCATAACTGAGGGGGTGTTTTTCATCAAAGTTGAGGGTCTCTTTCACGCCATTTTCAATGGTGTCTTCAACGCGTTCAATGATTAGGTTATTGGCCAAATTGGTCTGTTTAACCCCCATTTCAATGATTCCTTCAACTTCACCTTCTGTAATATTTTTTTCCAAAATGGTGTCTTTAACCACATTTATTATATTATCTTCCACCCATTGGGTGATGTAATGTTGATTTTCAACCACATCCATTGAGGCATAATTAAATATATTGTTAAAAAAGTTATAGTTATACCACAGAGTTTTGCTCTCGGTTAATTCAATCACCCATTGTTTGGACTCCGTGAATATTAACCAAGTGGAACCATTATGGGTATAGGTGTCCACACCTTTAACAGATTCATTAATTAACGTATCAACTATTTTTTTCATCAACTTTCTTTTTAAATAATTCGAAAAACTTATCTTGGTTTGTTTTCTCAGGTGGAACAATTAACGATTCAACTTTAAATGAAATAAAATCCATTTCACTACCATAGGTCATTTTGAAATAATCATTAAACAATCCTTCATAATGGTCTTTACCACCTTTTGGTACATCGTTCTCATTAAAAAATAAATTAATTGCAACCAAAAAATTAAAAGACGGTTCAAAAGTCATTGGGTCATAAACACTTCTACTTTTATAACCAATGGTGACAACCTCCCTAATCTCGGGACACAATTTTAAAACAACCGTATTGAATCTTTCAGGTATATCAATATCGCGTACATACTCATATGTTGTTTCGTGTTCATTCTCTTCTCCCATAATATCTAATTTTTCACAAAGATAAGAAATTATTTTATTAGAAAATAGTAGGCATAAAAAAACCCTCACTATGGAGGGGTTAATTTATTTAATTTCAGTTATCATCATCATCAAAATCTTCATCATCATCAAAATCTTCTTCAACATATTGTGAAAGTATGTATTCACCAAAATTATCTTTTATTAAGTCAACAAGTTCGTCATAATCGTAAGTATCATAGTCATAATTTGTTAACTCATCAACAACCCAACGAATGATATTAGACGCAAACTCAAATTCATCACTAAACCCATATCCTCCTTCATCATTAACCTTTTCAATATTCTTATCAATAAGTTCTTCAATGGTGGATAATCTTCGTTTCAAAAACATATTATCATTGTCTTCATTTAATAGTCGATTTTCCAATTTTATATTGGATTCTTGTATGTGTCTAATTTTACTATAACTTCTATTCATATTGATAAACATTATATTTGTTATTCAATTTCGGACAAATAATCCATAATATCCGATGTGATATCCAATTGTCGATAATCAGATTGACTACTCGTATCATCATTATTAGCATAATTAATCATTTCGGCAACAGATGAAAGTAATTCAGCGGTCTTTTCTCTCCCAATAATTGAAACTGATGTCATAACAAATTTTCCTAATTGTGAGGACATTTTATCAAAATACCCAAAATTTTTTCCCCTATTATCCTCATAATTGAAGAATTCTTTTAATTTTTTAGGATTTGATTTTTCTTCTATTATCACTTTTTTAACCAAACGACTTAAATCATCTTCGGTTAGTCTTACTATTTTTTTCATAAATTATTTGTTTTTATTATAAATATATCACAATTAACCAATTTGAGTTGCGTTCGTTCCATATTTTTGATTAAACATATTCAAAAATGATTTACCCCAAACATCAACACCACCAAACATATCGATAAGTCGGTCAATAAGTTCTTCTTCCAACCATAGGGTATCAAATCGGGATTCGGTGATATCCGGAACATCATGACAAGGTTCAGGTAATTCTCCCATAAGTTCCTCAGGGTAATCCCCACCATCATCATAGTTCTCACCATCAACCAACTTAAATAAATAATCATCGTGTTCTCTACCGGGAAGAACAAAACCAATTGCATAGATATCACAACATACACCCCACCCACAATCAAAGTCGGCCCAAGTATAATCCATATCCTCAAACCCATCAAAAGATAGATTTAGAAATTTCGAAATAACATTTGTTAATTTAGATTCGTCAATAATATATTCCATAATGATAAATAGTTGTACCAATAAAAAACCCCACTACAATGAGCGGGGTTATTTATTATTATTATTATTATTATTTATGCTCTTACATTTCTTGAATTTTCATAAGTGTAATATAGTCCTTCACCCATTTGTTCAACACATTCATACCCTTGTTCTTCAAAATTATTATCGGTTCCGATTAGATTAACAAACGCTAAAGTTTCAATCCCACAAATGTCAATACCCGAAAAATCGGCATACTCACAATCAAGAATTGCAACAAATCTAATGTCATCTGATAAATTATTTAGATGTTTACTAACCACATCAGCACTTTTATTACGTAACATAAGTTGACGACGAGTAGTATCTTTTTCTTCATAACCCATAGTCATTTCATCTTCTTGTTCTTTAATCACTCTTCTAACTAATCTAGTTAAATCTGATTCAGTTAGTCTTATTATTTTTTTCATACTAATATCATTTTTATTATAAATATTTCAATACCCAAAAAAGGGGATGGGATTTAAATCATTATTTAATTTCAATATTCACTAATTCAATTTTACCGGAGCTTGGGTTATTAAAAATAAATTCACACTTTCGAGATTGATTATCAATCTTACCCACAGTTCCTTTTGTCCCTGGTTTGATTCTGGAATCATTAGAGTTTGATTGAGTTATAACACTATTCTCATAATTACCATATCTCATATTTTCACCAACTTTAATTATGACAAAATCATTAGTTGGTTTTCCTCGTTCACCTGTTTTTGTTGATTTTAGAAAACCCTTAATTGTTTTAGGTGAACTCTGTTCGGTAAGATTGGATTCATTAACTATCCTTTTAACAATTCTCATTAAATCAGATTCAGTTAATCTTATTACTTTGTTCATTTTGATATCATTTTATTATAAATATATCAATTACCAAAAAAAGGGCTGGGATTACACCGAACGAAGTGAGTCCGGTTCGGAAGAGATATAAAAAAACCCACCTTTATGGGGTGGGGTTATATCTTACATACCTACTTGTTGTTTGTATCTTTTAAGTAATTGGAAAATATCACTTCTTGTTTTTCCATTATAATATCTACAATAAGTTTGCACATATTCAGGGGTTTTATTATAATCCTCAAAACCTCCACCAACATTATCACAATTAATATCCATAAAGTTATTAACGATTTCTTCCAACATAGGAATAACATTGTTTATAAGATTACTTTTTTGTGCATCTTCCTCAGATGGTCTATTCATAGTTTGAGGTTCATCTGATGATGTATCCATAGAAGATGTACCCATGTCATCCATATTAAATTGTTCAAATAACATTCTTCTCTCCAATCTACTATTGGATTCTTGTATGTGTCTAATTTTACTATAACTTCTATTCATAATTTTATTATCTCTTTAATTTTATTATCTCTTTAATGATAAGGCATATTGAACAACTTTATTTGCAACAACTTTAGGGTCGTTTGGACCAAGTAGGAATTCTTTCATACCTTTATTATTTCCAACCCACACATAATAAATTCCTTTCATTTTATCTAATAGGACATTAACACCGTTACTGTGTCCACCATAACTTAAAGAATTTTCTGTGCCAATTTGTTTTAACTTTTTATCGTATTCGTCTTTAAAACCCGATTTCAATAATTTTGGTTTAACAATTTTATTATAGTGTTCAAGTTCGTCAGTTTGTGGGTCACCAGGTCCTTCTTTAAACCCACCTACCTCTTGTTCATTAATAACTCGTCTAACGATACGAATTAAATCAGATTCAGTTAATCTTATTACTTTTTTCATATTTTATTTGCCTTTATTAATAAATATATCAATATAGAAAAAAAGGGGCTGGGGATTCCCCCGAACGAAGTGAGACCGGACGACGCGGTATACGAACTACCCGTCTCTTCGTTTACCACTTCTATAATTATAGAAATTCAAAACTATCATCAAAACAAAACAAACATTTGTCATTGTGTATAACATTCTACCATTATAAACATAAGATAAAATATTCCCCCCTATAAGAAGAATTAACCCCAAAACCATAAACACCTTATTTACCATAACTAATTTTTTTACAAAGATAATAAATGATTTCCACATTACCAAAAAAAGGGCTGGGATTCCCTCGAACGAAGTGAGTCCGGACGGTCGTTCACGAATATCCCCGCCTATGACATAGAAACAACCATAACCGGAACATCCAAATACTCACACAAAGATTTTATATGACTAATCTTCATATCAGTTGTTGTTTTTGTGGTAAGATAAAAGTTACGCATCTTAACAACCTGATTGGCCCCCTTATAAGAATCCGGGAACGAATCATAACTATCCCTTACATAATTCTTCAATACCTTAGAGAATACACCATAACCAACAACACCCTCAAAATGACGAATCACATTTAAATAATTCTCATTTGTTGTAGGTTTAGTAAAAAGAGTTCCCCCAACATTAAAACCATATCTCTTGGTCTGTTCCCGTTGAGGATATTTCTCATTATACAAATTATTAATCATCTCAATTAATTCTCCCTTGTACTCACTATCCATGAGTAATTCTAATTTTTCTTCCATAGTTATATTTTTTTGTATAAAGATAATACTAGAAAATTTACCAGTAAAGTATTATTCCATATTTCTATAAAATTTTCCAAAAATTTTTTTTGACGTTGAAGAGGTAAAATAAAACAAGGGGTCGTGTTTACAGAAAATAAAAAACCCCACCTTGAAGGGAGGGGTTTATTTTAATCATTTACTTTTTACACCATCCGAAACATATTCTCCCGAAGGTTACTCTACTAATGAAATTACAAATTTCTCTCATACCAAAATTATTTAATTGTTTATCCTTTTATTATAAATATAAACGAATTCCCCCGGACTATCAACAGGAGGGGTCTATTCTATTCCGTCAATTTTTAAATCAGGAAACCTTTCTCTAAAATAATGGAGTAATAACTCATTGGTAAGTTCCCCAAACATTTCATTTAAAAAATACTCTGTTTTATAATCCCCATAGTAAAAATGTTTAGATGTATGTTTCATTGAGTTGAATGCAACAAATCCAAATACCTCCCCGTCCTTACCCAAAAACTCCCGAGGTTTACTATCATATGTTAAATCATATTGGGAGTCCATAAAATTTATGAAAAGTTTTCGTAATCTGTTTTCATTTATACTATATTCCATATTGATAAATATATCCTCCTTCCCTTTAGGGAGGGGGACAAATTTTTCCCAAAAATATTTTTATTTCATTCACGGGATTATCCCCCCTATATGACATTCTGACAGTATAGTAAGGGGGGATACGGGAGGGGGGAGGGGGTACCCCGCCCCATAGGGGAGTATGGACCCGGGGAGTTATGAATAGTTATCAACACCTCCCCTCCTATGGTTGTTAATAAAAAACCCCCACGTTATGTGAGGGTGTCAGTGTCTTGGTCATCCATGTCATCTTCGACAGGTGGTATGGGAATGGTTATGTCATCGGATAAGTGATAGGACCCAACCATAAACCTTCTGTTCTCGGGTAACCTTAGGTCCACCGGAATGGCGGGGGACTTCTGTGTTGCCTCGATGGTATCATTAACCTCTTGTGTTATGGCTCTCATCTCAGGTGAGGAACCATCGAAGTACATTGTGATTACTGTGGTGTAATAGTCTTCCTTATTTCTTATGGATTTTTCAATCCAACTTGCCACATTGTATCCACGTTCTTCCCCCAACTCATATGGGTTAATGTATACGTCAAGGAATATTGCATATTCGAACTTATCTAACCCGGGGATATCCAATTGGACATCCTTTATCCATGGGAACTCTCTCATTAGGACCTTCCTAACAATCTTATATGTGTAGTTGTTTTCTATCTCTTGTTGTGTCATGATAATAAATATAAATTAAATGTTAAATTATTTGGCGGGGTCATTATTAATTCATACCTTTGTATCACTGAATCGGTAATCAACCCGACAGGGGGCGGACCTTAAGGGTGGAAGAGTAGACTCCACAGCGCTTTATATTTTTTTTTATAAACCCCGCCCATTACTGAGAATATGATAATGGACCCTATATGGTTCTGAAAATAATTCTTAATAAAATCCCGTATTGTTTGTGGATTCCATAATTTGGTTGAATTTTATTTGGAATAGTGATAACTGTTCCATATCTTTGTGGTTTAAATAATAATCCTTATGAGAAATTTACTTAGAGCCCTTATCATCGGTTGGTTTGTTA